GATAGCAGTTCCCGGAGCGAAGTCAAAGACTTCCACGAAGGTCGTTCCGTCAGAAACGATTAGCGCCAAAGTCGCCAGCGTCGGAGACGATAAGCCCTGATACACCTTGCACCGAATCAACCCCTTCGAAATCGTTGGAGTCAATCCGGTCAAAGAAGTCGTGTTGGTCGTCGTCAGCGCATTGCCCACCGAGAGGAACAGCGCATCGTTCTGGAGTGGAACTCCAGGCCCGTTGACCATACTCAAAAGCCGATTTTTAAACGCCATACCTGCTCCTTAGGTTAAGTTCGTAATCGTGCAAGCGCTCAACGGCCGCACATTCGTCAACTGTTCTGCCACCACAATGCGGCTGGCAATCACTTCCTGAGAACTCGACATCAGCCATGGACGAACCACGTAGTAACCGTTCTTGTGGTAGTTCATCCACATGTACTTTGAGTTCCACAGCCATCCGGTTCCCGCCGTGATGTACTGATCGGCCAAAATCACCGCGTTATCCACGCGGAAGTGATACCGCAGACCAAGCTGAGCGGGCTCCTTGTCTGTGATGTTGTCATTCATTCGAACCACAGACCCCGGCGCCGCGCCGGCATTGATGAACTGAGTCTTGAATCGTCCGTAGTCGTAGTTGTTCAGGAACAGCGTGTCCGGCTCGTCATAGCCAAAGGTTACCGACTGATACGCTTGTTCAAAGTTCGGAATAGTCAAAGCTCCTGAGCCGTTCGATACAGCGGCGCCAGGATTCCAAGCCGTCACCGTAGACCGGTTGACGCCAGCGATGGTGTTCCCCTGAACCCCAATCCAGTTCGGGATGTTGTCGATGTCAATCGACGTATTCTGTGGGTAAATGCCCCAGTTCGCTCTGGCCAATTTCGGCAGCAATGATGCCGCCCCGATTTGCATCTTCGCCTTCACGATGTCTACTGCAGACGCCCCGCCAGATCCGAGAATGATGTCGGTCGTCGCAATGGCTATGTTCTGATAGTAAAACCGCCACTGTTGCTCAGCCGGAATCACCGGATCAAATACCGACGTGTTCAAATTCTGGTCACCCCAGAACGCTCCGCCCGCGGGGTCCTCTGCCGTCAACAGCGGAAAGATCAAAGCTCCACCCGTAACATGCTTCCCCGACCGCTGCAAGGCCCAATGCGTCGGAGATGGCTTGTTCACGATGTCCGCGAGATATGGTGCGATTTTCTTCTGGGTCAAAGCGTCGAGCGTGTTCTGCATCAACGCAGGTGGCGAGTAGATTCCAGTACCCACGACGCCAATGGTCGGTGCTATGGCGTTTAGAATCTGCCTAATCCAGAAACTCGCCAGCCATCGAATAACTGAAAACATACCGTCTCCTTAGGGAGTGATTTTCTCCCTCTTACTAAACCTTTTCACCCGCCTGATCTTCTGCCGTCACAGCTCGGGCCTGCTGCTGTCTCCACCACCAGCTTTTGCCACCTTGCGCCGGAGCTGGCTGCAAATTTGCAGGCGCTTCCTTAACCGGCTCTCCCGCGGCCTCGGCGCGTTCTCTCTCCGCTTGTGCTTCGGCGGCATCCACTTCGGCGCGCACTTTCTTGTCCTCTGCAAACGCCTTATTGAATGCTTCCTCGTTCAGGTAGACGTACTCCGCAACCTGCCTTGAAACCGGAGTTAGTTCTTTACCGGTCAACTGCACGCCGTTAGCGAGCAGGGCCTTATCGATCGTGCCTGACAAGAAACTCGATACGTTTTTCATTGAACTTCTCCACCATTCTGGATCTGGGCAAACATTTCCATCAGTTCGGGATCATTGATTGCGTCATCCCCCAAACCTTCAAGGCCGATTTCAGCAACGGCGCTCTTGTCTGCCGGCTGACGCCCACCGGTAGCGGACGAGGGGCGGGGTTGAGCTTCGAGGCGATTTTTGGTCTTGGCGGCTTTCAGGCCTTCCGCGTAGGCTTCCTTGCGGATCGTCTCAATGTCGTTGGCTTTGGTCAGTTCGAGAATGGCTCTTTCGACCGAAGGCATCCCGTAGTCATCGAGAACCTTGTGCTCAGCCGCGTAGTCGCGGACTTTCTTGTAATCCCAGTCTTTGTACTGATCAACCTTCTTCAACCGGGAGGCGTTCTTTTCAAACTGGCCCTGGAAGCGATCTTCCGCCCAAATGGTAGCGGCCTGCTTCACGCTGTTCGTTAGGGCCTCGATCCCCTTGAGGGCCTGATCGATCTTTGCATCACGATCAGAAAACCTTTTTCGCACGGGGCCCCAGAACTCTTCCTTGTCGAAGTCGTCCTCACTTGGCGGGGTCGTGCGCTGCGCCTGTAATGCGTCATGGGCGGTTTTCAGTTCGGCCAGCATCGTGGCAGCCTTCTGGGCCACATCTCGCGCTTCGGATTCGCGCCGTTCGGCACCAGAAATTTTGTCCGAAAGTTGACGTTGCTGAGTAGCGGACAGAGTTCGCAAATCGCCAAGGGTAACCTTCTCCCCTTTGATGACAATCTCAATACTGTCCTCGTAGCCTGTTTTGTCCTGCAAAACTTGCTCTAGATTCATTACATCCCTCCGGGGTTGGGTGGAGCGGTTGCGTTGGGTGAATCAGTCGGGGGCATCGCGGCCCCCATGCCGATCGGATTTCGTACTGCTGAATTTACGTTCTGGGCCTGGCTTATCTCCTTAATCACGCGGTCAAACATGGGTACCAACTTCGAAAGCTGGCCGCTGACATTCGGGAGCCGTTCAAGGTTCTGCACCATGAGCACGGCGCATTGCTGCTTCATGGCCTTCATAGTCTGGAGAAGCATTCCGGGGTCGGCACCCTTGAGGGATGCTACCTGCTGCGCATACTGCGCTCCGGGATCTTGCTGGTCAGGGCCACCTTGCCCCGGCATAGTCTGACCGGGCTGTCCACCGCCAGCTCCAGTGCGAGCCTGCAGTGCAGACATAATCAACTGCCCGATTCCGCCAGGACCAGCAGCCACTATTTGCCGCCTTTAATCACTACGCCGAGAGGATCTTTGCTCTCTTTGCCGGAGGCCCACGACGGAGCTACTTCTGCCATGTCGTTTTCGGGAACCAACTTGTCGCCTTGGGATGCGATGTTCAGCGGTCCGAGTATGTCGGGTAAAGCTTTTGTCGCCTTTCCATAGGGGTCTGGATACATTTTTATCTCCTCTTCTTTCCAAAAACTTTGTCCCTCTCAGGACAGATCCCTAGCGGGTCCGGTGGTTCTTCACCATTAAACGGGGGAGGGTCTGCCAGGTTGTTGCCTTCAAAACTTTCTTGGGCGGGACTCAGGGTTGTGAATCGGTCCGCGCGAGTCGCGTTGAACGGACTATCGTTGTGCAACCCTGGGATGTTCTTTGCCATTTTTCCCCTGTGAACTTAGGGCAGTACACCCCGGTGGACCGCCCCTAGTTCAGTTGACTTGCGTTCTTTCTAGTGGCGCTTGTGTTTCCGGCCACCGCGTCCACCCTTGCGGGCTTGGGACTCGAAACGGTCGATCATTGTGTGTGCTCCCTTCCGACGCTGAACACGGACGCCTTGCGGCACCAGAGCAATATCAGCGTCTATTACTGCTTAACAACCTCGCTAGGACCGCATCCCGCGCTTGCCGGACATGCGCCCACCACGGCCACCGCTCCGCTTCGTCTGGAGCTTCGTCGCCATCTTGTGCGGCCCAAATCTTTTCAGTTTCGATCCTCGACCCTTCATGCGTGCCCCATTTTCTGCTCGACGTGTGCCACCATCGTGAGCGATTGACACTTCATGTACGCCAAAAATTCGTCTTCCTTCATCGCATCCACATTGCTTTTCGGCTCAAAGAACGCCGGATATGGCCTGCCATCTACCGCGAATTGGGCGTACCACATTTCCCCCATGCTTTCCAGCCGGAGGATCTCGAAGCGGTGACCTACAATCTCAGGGTAGAAGCCGTCCACGACTCAGAGAACTACAAGATTTGCGAGAGGTTTACAACAGGTTGGTTTGCTAGTTTTGCATTGTTTGCATTTTGGAACTTCTCATACTCCGAGGTTGGCACCCCGATTATGAAGTGGCCGGTCATGTCGCGGCGCACCGAAAAACCTATCTCGACAATGAATCCCGAGCGCACCCAGTTACGGATCATCTGCGGGGTGCGCTGATACTCCGCGGCGATGACCGATACGGGAACCCATGTGATTTCCTGCTCCATCGATATAACTACCTTGGTTTCTTTAGTTTAGCCATCGCAGAAAGTTCCTTCTCGCGAATGTTCATTTCGCTTATTTTCTGGGCCTCGGGAATATCAAATGTTTCTAGTACCGTTTCGGTCGGAATCATGCCCGTCTTACTCAGCGCCATGACGACCGAGCGCATGGCCCCCGCGCTTACTACCTTGAGGCTACCGGGATCTAACTGCGCGTCGTACTGATCCATCGACGTCGAATCGATCGGAGTCCATTCGGCCCGCATCATGTCCCCTTTGTCGGGAACGGAAACTTTGTCCGCGATGCTCTTATACCGCGCGTCGGTATAGAACACAATCTGGGCGAGGCGCTGGAGCGATTCAGCCAGCAGTCGCCCGCGTAATCTAGTCTGGTAGTGACTCTGCCACAGCGTAGCGTCAAATAGGTCAGGCGACACGTTCCCGCCCCCAGACTGCCCCTGGCGAGCCTCGGAGAAGCCCTGCAATTCCTTTTGCAGCGCAAACAGGGACGCCGGCACGGTAATCATGTGTTGAGGCATGGGAGTAATTGGAGTCACCACCGGGGGAGTAGAACCATTCTTGATAACCAGAACTTCACCCGGCAGCCAGCCGATTGAGTTGGGATCTAAACCCGTACGCTCCTCAAACACGATCACGCCGTTATTGATTCGAACGATGTTCTCGAACAACTGGGTGTAGATACGTTCCCCGAGGTTCTGCAGGCTCCGCGAGAGGTTTATGGGGGCTGGACCCCAGAAATTCGCTATCGTGGGCATGGCGGCCACCCTGACGAGCGGAAACGTGCCTCTCTCATCGTCAGGCAACTGCGGACACCAGTTGTTCCCGTCCGCTAAAACCACGTCATCGCAGTCTACGAGCCACCGCCCGTCCGGGTACTTATACCCGAAACGAGGATGAACCAGACCAGCAGCTTCACTAGAACTACCAGCGTAAGACTCAACTTTTTCTCTCGTGTTGTCAAACAGGAATGTGCTTCTGACCCGAACCCGGTTATCCCGGAAGATGCGCTTCTCCGGCTCGTTCCCTTGGTTGCTCAGTGGGGAGTATTCCGGGAAATCTAACGTGGTGTCAATCTGCCCGTAGGGGTCTGCACTGCCGGCATAAAGTTTCGGCCTGATCTTCCAGCCCTCGTCCGGCCAACGTCTCCGGACTTCATCGATGTACATCCAGTCCCACCACTGCGTCCATGACCAGTTTGAATCGGACTTACAGAACGGGTCAGGATTCACCGTGGCTGGATCGCGGGACTCTATCCACGTCATCCCCTTGCCGCGCCTTGCCGACGGGGAAAACCCTATCTGGAGGTAACCCAGATTCGTCAGCATGGCCCAGATAATTGATTCCAGAATACGGTTGTTGTAGCAGCCCTGCCGCCAGTTGGCCTGATAGTATTTTTCGCGGTCGTTGTCCCGCTTCCCGTCGTTTGTGATGTAGACCTTGATTGAGGCGTCGGTGATGTCGGTGGCTTCGTTCAGTACCAAGGTTTGAAGCTGTGGAATCATCACCTGCGGCTTGAACGAGTTTACAAACCCAGAGCCTACCGTTTGCAGGTCGTAGAAGTCTTTGATGTCATCGAAGTAGTCTTTGCCAAGGTGCTTGTCGCGCTCGGTGCGCGAAATACGCTCCAGTTCGTTCAGTTGGTCCGTAACTACCTTGTCGGGGTTGTTGTAAGCAGGAGAAGTCTTACGCTCCGTTACTACGTCGTAGCCGACAAATTGGGGCATCTAAATTACCTTGCCGGTCCAGTGTCAAATCCTGCCCGCAATCGTTTCAAATCCTCGTTTATCGATGGGACATTAAGCAATTTCTCGTTCCCAAAAGCAATCCTATCGCACGGTTCAAATGCTATCAGGTTGCATTTAAATTTATCGACCTCCGTATCGCTAAATACCTCAACAAGCGGATCTGATTCCGCAGGCTCGTTACCGCTCGCCACTCTTATGTTGTCGCCATCAAAAACGACCTCGTCAAGGTTCACCCCTCTCGATTCCAAAAACAAAATGCGTCCAGCGATTTGCAAAGCGAAGTCCCGCACTGGAACAACTTTCTTTGGAACGATTGCAGTGGTCACCTTACCAAACGCGTGCTTGATTGCCGCTAGCGGAGACATGCTGCTAATTAACGCCAACGGGGCTAGATTCTTCAAGAATCCTCTTCGTTCCATCATTGCGCTACCTCCTTCGCCTTCTTGCGCTTTGGCTTATCTTCCGCGCCTTCCGACAGCCACTTTGCCAAGGCATCCCCCGGAGACTCCGCTGTTCCTGTCTCCGCCTTCCGAAACTGCTCAATGTCGATCAGCATCCCTACCCAGTCTTTCGAGGAGATCATTCCACTCGAAATCATCACATCTCCGGACTTCGCTATCTTATCCTCAAGGTCAGCCCACGCTCCACTCCGGTTTTGCTTCCTCAGACGGGAAAATTCAGTTCCGATGTCTCGGATGAGTTGTTCTGCTCTTGTGCGTGCTTCATGCGAATACGCGCTCTCCTTTGCATTATCGCCCGCTCCATCTGTGCCAGCTTCTCGTCGGTCAGGGGCGGGCGTCCCGCTGTCGGGCGGGACAATGGGTCTACGACTTGCGGGGATGGTTGCGGAGAGGTCGGTGATCGGGGCGTCGGAGAAGCGCATGGTTCTGGCTCTACCGTGTACACAGCGGAGAGCTTCGAGCCGAATCGTAGCACAAGTTCATCGGCGGGAGTGTCGGAATCTTCAAACAGGCCCTGCGGGGAAGTCTCCGATGCAACCTCCCGGATAAACTTCTGCGGGATGCGGAGTTCTCCACCAGCCTGAATAACCAGAGCAGCGAGTAGCTTTTTAAAATACCGGATCTGCGACTGCGGGGTGGTGTCAGTGGGGGGCATCGTTTAATCTCCGAACAGGAATTTTCTTACGATCGGATTGTCCCGGATCGTTCCGTAAAGCGTTGGGGAAGTAAAGGAGATCCACGTTTCCTCAGAAACATCTGACGCCGTTGAGTAGTCGAATTTTACACGCGAGCAACAGTGCATTATCTCGTGCAGTAGGGTCACCTTCATTTGATCGGCACATAAGCCCTCGCGAAGTCTAATTTCTAACGTATGGTGGTCAGCCGCTCCGTAATCTGACAATTCCGGCAACTGATTTGGATTGACGATCTTGATCGAGTACCGGTACGGACCTACCTGAACTTTAGATGGTATTGTTGTCTTCATAATAGGCTCATCCTTTTCGGGCGGGTAAAGTGAAGAACGGTTCTATCCTCGCAAACAACTGGTCGGCCAATTCCCGGATGATAAAATCTGCTTCGTACGGGCGGAGAGTGGAGAACACGCCCGCCTCTCCGGCTTTCTCGAAAGCCCTGGTTATCCTTTGCCGTAGTCGGTCAGCCCGCGAGCACTCGTCGGTATTGCTGAAAAGATAAGTCCCGTTCCACGGCAGAGGTTGATCTTCGTCATGCGCCATAAAACTCCCTAGGTACCTTCCTATAAGATCACTCCGTGCCCTTCCGCGCCTTTCAGGGGCAACCACGGTTCGGGCGGATACGATGGGTGCCATCCGCAATGCCGACACGGAGTAGAGGTGCTGGTCGGAAGATTCTTGCGGTCGGTTATCTCTTTAGCGTTAAACATGATGACGCCGCCGCAATTTGGGCCTTGGCATCGGATGTAAACATCCGGCTCCGAGTGGTTCGTAGAAACCCATGTAGAAAGCGTCATAAGTCACTGATTCCTTTCGGGGAGTTAACTATATAATTACCGCACATATTATCCTAGAACGGCGGCTGCATCACGCTTCGGCAAAATTTCTTATCCGGCTTCAATATCTGCAACTGGTCCCGATATAGCGCATGGGCCAAGTCCGTTTGCGGTTTCAGTTTACTGAGTGCGGGATTGCCGGATTTGTCTTTGTCCAAGGTGTTGCCCTTAAAGCTGATAATGTTCGTCGGTGGGTACTGAGCGCACGCGATAACGGCGAGACATCCCGCCATGAAGACATCGTCATGACCGTGCTCAACATCCCATCGCATCCCAGTGCTCATCGTCATCAGATCCATTTGGCGGCAGAACTCCTCGTCTTTTACCCGGAGGCCGCCAGGGATATTCTTCATCCCATTGTGCAACGCTCCACGGAAAGTCGAGAGTAGCAGGTCGCGCGTTCTTCCCGTCGTCTCCCAGCCGAGAGCTGGCGACTTACCCTTGCCCCAGGTCTTATCGTCCTTGCCTTTCCACATGTACCAATTCGGATATTGATACTGATCGCGGAGAACCTGCTGACACCACAACCCTAAGTTGCCGGTTAGTTCCACGATCATCATGGCGTTGTTATAGTAACGCCCAACAGCGTCCACGTGCTTCGCCATTTCCACCGGATTGACCCAGTCACTGAATTGCATGGCGAAGTCTCCGGTAGTGCCATTCAAGACCATGAACGACGCGAAGTCTCCTGTGGCGCGGCCGCTGTCTTGCTCCATTCCTCTCGCACAATCCACTCCAACAAAGTAGGTACATTTTTCTTTGACCGTCTCGTACATCAAGGCCTTGCCACGCACGTTGTCTACAAAGGCCGCCCCTTTGCCTTGGCGCTCGAAATGTCCCTTCTTTACAGGCTTTTGCTTCGTCCCCATCGCGTAACGGATCTCGGGAGCGGTGAATGCGGGGTCACCGGTAGCCACGAACGCGACGAGTGCGGAGTGGGGATATTCCTGATTAAACATCAACTCGGAACCTTCGCACTCGCCTTCTAGGACCATTCTCATCCAAGCTATCTGCGACAGGGAGGCGTTGAACGGTTTCCCCATCAGCTCCCTTTCCAGGTCGGTCGCAGGGGCATCTTCCGCTTCGTGTGCGGGGCGATGGCATGTCGGATCGTCCAGCCACGAAAGGAAAATCGGCGTGTATCCGTTCCAGTGCGATCCAGTTTCATTGGCACCGTTCCAGTAGTTGTAAAACGTCTCGCCAATTCCGGTGCGGCCCTGAGCGGTGGATTCCAAGGCGATGACGGTGTCGGGGGCCTTCGACACACTGGGGAGAATCGATAGGAATGATTTCTGTCCGGGATAAGAGGCCGCTTCTGAAAGATGCAGGAACGAAAGCGTAAGCCCCCGCCCTGCGCCTACGGAGCCCGCGGTTGCGATGTCGAGGTTCGATGCGCCCTTCGTATGCGGGAAGATGATGCTGCGCGTCCTGACGTCGCAGGCGCCCGGAAGGCGGTCATTCAGTGACACAGCCAGGTCGCGGGGCACGCGGAACAAGCCTTTGTCGGCAACGTCTTTCAAGTGCGCAACAATCAGAGCGTGGGCCTGGGGCTTGGCCAGGCAGTGCATCGTCGCCAGGCCGTCGATGTAACTGCTCATCCCGACCCTGCGAGCTTTGAGCACCACAACCCTGATTGATCCGTGTTTCTTGTAGTGTTCTTTGACAATGTTGTGACACTTAAGCTGGTTGGGATTCAGTACAAAGGGAACAGACACACCTTCGTCCCGGTGCTTGATATCGAGCTTGGCCAGTAGTTGCTTGGCGTGATCTAGGTTAATGGCTGATTCTCCAACTTGTGCAACTGCTGATACGCCCTGAAACAGAACGCGTTGCAGCAAAAAGCCGGTTGCAGGCGCTTCACCCCGTTCTCGATGATGAACCGCCCGTCATCACGAAAACTCTGCTTCCCGTCTTCCCCAGACTTCAAGCACGCCTGAATGACCGCCCGCGAATTGGGCGCAGTCATGTTCGCCCGGATCAAGTCTTTATGACTGTCCGTCCAGCAGGTCCATCTCCGCCCCGGTGGGTTCTGACGGCGGAGTACGATTTGAGAGATGCGCTCATATTCCCTTTTCATGTCTGCTTGTTTGTTGATCGCATCAACCAGCGGGCAGTTTTCCCAGTCGAACACGTTGCCAGGTACCATCGATACCGGGTTACTGGGAAGTTCTGCTCGAACACTTTGGTCAACTTGACTCGACTCCTTTTCGGAACCATTGTTCGGGCTATGATTTGCAGTATCGCGCTCCTCCTTTCGTCTTGCTTTTTCTTCCCGCTTCAACTTGTTTGCCGCTCGTGTTGCGGCTCCTTTGGCTCGCATCTCTGGGGTAAAAATCAATGTAGCCTCCTATTTCTTGGTTGCCAATTTCAGCGCCGTCAGTAGGGTCTGCACGTTTTCGTAATTATCACTTGCGGTAGATACTTGGAAGTATCTGCGCAGCGCGGCGAGTGGGGAGTCCGTGAACGGCTGCGGTCGCATCTGTACATCGGCAATTGCCCTCGCTATTTCACGTTGCTGGTTGATCCATTTCCTCCTGCGATTGTGGTGCATAATTTTTCCCTCCTAGACTGGCTTCCACCAGATCGTTCTATCCGTTGACGGATTGTCCATGAGACGATAGTTAGGAATCAGTTCGCTCACGGCTCGCATGACACCGGGCCATTGCTCTGTAAAATCGTGCCCACAGAGCAAGCCCCCACGCCCTGAAACAGAACGTCTAAGCAGTGGCGTCCACGCCAGAATGTCAGCCTTTACGGACTCGTAAGTATGGTTGGCGTCGATGAAGACCATGTTAAAACTTTCGTAGCGATCTCTCAATTCAGCGGCGGCTTTCAATGAGTCCATTCGCATAACGGAGAGCCTGTTCCCCTCGAAAGCATCCATCAGGTTGTGGTGAAACTTGCCAAATGCCCACCATGCCCCTCGCAGGGCAACAATATCATCCAAGTCCCCTGGGGAACCCAACCATGTGTCCACGGCAAGGACAGTGCCGGGGGTGTTGTCCACCAAAGCACGCGTCGAGCGTCCTGTCCATGATCCGACTTCGGCAATGCGAGCGTTTACGGACGCCGACGCGGCAAGCCATTGAAGTTCTTGCCTGCTCATCCACCCGTCTTTGATCTTTAGCGCTCGTTCGATATTCATGATTCTGGCGACCCCACTTCCCGCGTTGGGTACTCCCTAGGGTAGGGAGCGCTCTGGACCGGCTTCCCTAAAAAGGTGCAAATTTGCAGCCATCCGGCCCCGTTCGACATATCCATGACCAACAGGTCGTCAGGACGATCCTTAAAGTACTCCACAACTTCGGCATTGTGCTGGCGGTAGCGGCTTAGCATCGTTTGCGCGTCGAAGTCGCTGCGGCCATACAACGCCGTATGCAGTCGATTGGAAATCGGCCAAACATCCCACTGCCATCGCGTTGGGTTGTACTTCGCGTCCCACATCCTCTCCACGCTCGTCAGCCACTCGGATTCATCTCTGGTAGTCAAGATGAACTTCGATCCGGGATACGCCTTATCCAGTTTTTGATAGAGCAAGGGGATGGGAATATCGCAAGCGGCGTAGAAGCGCTCCAAGGTTTTCGACCGGCCTGCGGCGTTGACTTCCTGCCAGATCAGCGGGGCTTCACCATTACCCCAATGCAGGCTATCGAAGCCTAGAGACTGAAACGCCTTGTGCAGGGAACTAGTGGCTGTCTTGTGGAGTCCGATACCGAATACTCGGGTGGGAACTGGGCCTAGCGTGATCGGAGTTGGATCACCATTCCTGTAGACGGTCCCCATGCCAAACTTCCCATAGTTGACTACGGTTTCCGTCCGCGAATCAATCCAACGACTATGTTCCTTGGCTTCGTTCTTTTCCGCCTCAGGGTATTCCTTGAAGCGGACCTCTGGCCCGTGGGGAATGGTGTAGAGGTTTTTGTAATGAAAGAACTTCGGAGTGTATCCAGAACGGTGCAGGCGGCCTAGCAGGTCAATGTCTTCGCTGCCCCAAATATCGAACTGTTCGTCGTAGCCACCGAGTTTCAGGAAATCCTGCGACCGAATGGCCAACCGGCCGGCAAAACCACGTAAAGGCCTTTCTGCAGTCCATGGCATTTTCTTGATGGCGGCGAAGTCGGGATGCAGGAAGCTCCCCGGCTCAAGATTAGCGGCGATGTATTCGTCCAAGTTCGGACCGGCGAAGTTATCGGCATCGAGGGTCACAACCGTGTCGGCTCCCTCCAAGATGCCCAGCCGCATCGCCATACTCTTGGCGTGCGCCATATGCCACTTACCATCATCGGGAGCGAAACTATAGACCACTAGTTTTCCAGTTCGCAGGTCTTCCCGGTGGTGCGTCACGACATAGTCCAGGAGCCCGTCGGGGCTGTTGTAATTGAGCACTACAAAACGGGAGTTGGGAGATTTGTTGTCTGCAAGATTACGGGGAAGGGTTATTTTTAAGTGGGAGGTTCGTCCGCGGCAGGTCGTGCAAAAGTTTATCATTTGGATGGGAAGGAGTACAACCGCCTTGCGGCTTTCTGTCTTTCAATTTCGGATGCCTGCTGAATTTTCCGGACACTGTTTTCGAAGCGAGCCTTTTCTTTCGTCCGAGGCTTGGTGACCGACCAGAGCAACTGGCAGGAGGCGCAGAAGAAATTAAAGGCCTGGTCGCTCTCCCCGATCAGGCGGAGTTTACTGACCTCGCAGATAGACTTTGATTTCAGGTGGTTCGGGCATTGGGGAATGTTCATAGCAGGGGAAAAACCTCTCCGTCGTCGGTCCAATAATCGCAGACCGCCTTCGGTTCAATCGAATCATCATCCCGCAATCTGACCAGTTCGCAAACCCCAAACCCATCTACCTTGCGCTCAAGGAAGTGCAGACAACCTGAGCACTTGTACCTCACCGACGACGGATCGGTGTATCCTGCCTCGTCCTCATTCAGTTTTTCGGGACGATCCGACATGATCCGCTCGTAAACCTTCCGCTCTCTACCCATTCTTCGTCCCTGAAAAGTTCACTGGCTTCCTGCAAGCCTTGTTCGCGCACCTGAGATACTTGTACTCCTGGTCGATCCTCGGTAGCCACGTTTTACCGCAGATCAAACATTTCCACTTCAAAATCCCGCCGTCTTGGATCTTAACAATCACCCAATCACCCTACACGACACCGCCAGGGCTACCGCCAACGAAACAATCATCACCAGCACCAACCAGTCCAGGGGCTTCATGGCGCCTTACCTTCGCGCTTCGCCCGCAGCTTGTCCGAGTTCGAGAGATTCATAAACTGCTCCGCGCTTAATCCTTTCCCTTTGCCCGGTCTTTCCACTCCTGAATCCGAATGTACGCCGTCGCCCATGCCGCCGGAGACGGGTTGTGTGTCGCCAAATGATCCGCGTGCTCCGTCAGTTGGTGTTTTTCCCAACTCAGCCTCGGGCAGTCCGGACAAAACCTTTTCCCTGGAAATTTCATCGGCCACTCCTAGAACTAGTCTCTGCCTGCAATCCCGATTCGGACACTGCCGGGGCATCTCCTTCCCCCTCGGTATCCACTTCCACTGGCACCTTCCACATTCCCACGCCTGTACTGTGACAATGTACACAGGAACCATGGTGACAATGTACACCGACTGTGCGCATTGTCAACAGGTATCTGGTCTCTGTACCACCAAAATCCTACGAAAATCTCCACGGAGGACTGCATTAGTATTTCCCCGCACCCTCATTAGTGAGCCGGGGGGCTTGCCTTTTCCCGATGGGGTGCCCGCGGGGGGTCCCTGGGCTGGAAATGAATCGGTTTACAATCTAACAGTTCGTTAACTCTCGTTGATAACAAAGGAGATACACACGATTGTCTATCCAGGCGGCGGGCCGATTACCCGTTCTGCGTGGTGTTCCCGTAGCGCCAGGCCGGGCCCAGGAGCGCCTGTTTGGCCTTTTCCTCGCGGCGGCGCGCCGCGTTGGCCCTACGTGCCGCGTTTGCCTCCTCGCAGAGCTTCCTACCTTGGGCGAGGATCGTTTTGTGCGCATGGCGAGCGCCCTTTGTTGACAACATCTTGAAGCCAACACGCGGGTCAGACATGCGAGCGCGGATCGCAGCAAATCGTTCTGTTTTGTTCGGAGCTGGAGAAGGTACATTCACTGGTTAACGAGGGTAAACGAGGTAGGTACGTGCTGTAAAGTGCCTTGTGCGAGCGATTAGCGGCTCATGGGGCGCTTGTTTGGGGAGAACTGGATGAAAAGGTAGCAGATGTCGGGGGAGTAAGCGGAGAGTTGGAGGGACGTGCCGTCGGTGAATGCGATGGTGCAGGTTTCTGGGTCATTGGGATGATCTAACTCGATGTTAGCGATAGTCTTACCGACCGATTTCAGGTGATCTTGCATTATGCAACCTTCCCGCAAGCCTTTCGCCTGGAGATTACCGCGGCTGTGGCTGCATCGACCTGGGAGTCGTCGGCAAGGAGGTAGCAGCCAGTGGAGGAAATGGATTGGTGGCCGAGCTTGCGCTGAACCATGGGAAGCGTGTAACCACAGTCGAGTAGGTGGTGCGCGATGCTGTGGCGTAGAGAGTGAATACCCTGGCGGGGGGCCAAGGCAATGCCGGCCGCTTCACAAGCAGCGTGGAAGATGGTGTGAGCACGCTGGCGCGTGAACGGGAAAACGCGCGTGCCCGACGCTAGGTTCAAGGTCAGCGCCGACCAGAGCTTAAGCGTATCTGGGGCCAACTTCTGAACTGTTAACTTTCCATCCTTGCCGGGTTTTGTTAGTAAATGGCCGCTCTTGACCCGATCCGGAGACAGAGCCAAAGCCTCCGAGACGCGCAGGCCGTGCTCGTAGGTCATCGTTAGAAACAAGCGGTCGCGGTCGTTCTTCGTAGCGTCCAAGAGAGTGGTGATTTGTTCCATCTGAAGGTGTTTCAAGGCTATTCCTCCCGACTGTGTAGGTCGCTATCGAGGCCCTTTTCGACCAAGAGCATAATCATGTTCGAAACGCTTCTGCGCTCCTCCGCCGCGAGCTGTACCACGCGATCGTCAATTTCCGAAGGCAACGCGACGAATCTGGTTTTTGGTTTCTGCTTTGTTTCATTGATCATGACCTATACATTACCAAGGTTTTATTTGCTTGTCAATGATTTTCCTTGACAAACAATAGCTCTCTGCGCTACTCTTGCACCAGTTCACAACGACTTAAAGCTGCAAATTTGCACCTCGGAGAGAACCTGAAATGCTGATACCACTCGATAAATCATGGCTCTGCGGCAACGATCACATTGGGGATTCGCCCGTCTGTTGCGACTGCGGCAGCACGGCTCTGTTATCCCTCGGTAAGGTTTTAAACCGTGTCACCGCCGACCCCATTACCCTTCTGTCGAAGGACTGGAACAACTTCCTCGGCTACAACGGAATTTGCTGCGAACTGCCAAGTATCAAAGCTCTTTGGAAGGAGAATTAGCAATGTCCATCGCTTGGGAAGGATGCCCTGATTCAACCGAACAAGAACTGGACCGGGTACTCGCTAGATTGGATGGGCCGATTTTAGCCCGGTCCGGCGAAACCGAGGCTCGCTATCAGCGCGAGATGCGCCAGATCGACACTGCAATGGCCTGTGTTTACGTTCTGGTGGCCTTAGCCATCGCTTCGATACTGGTTTGGTGTGGTGGGGCCATCGGGAGCGCAATCGATTCCCTGGGCAAGGTGGCGCGATGAACCTCGAGCAAGCGAGAATCGAGAATCGCGCAACAACCAAAGAGGCGGGTTGGCTTATAGAGCGTTGCCTTCCGCCCATGCGCGAGCCAATGTGGCTCATAGCGGCGTGGCAGTTCGATTGGACCAATGACTCGACTAAGGCAATACGTTTCTGCCGACGCGAGGACGCTGAGCAAATCGCTAGCATGTTTGAAAATGAACCAATCTCTATCACTGAGCATCAATGGGCATAATTTTATTTGGAAAGGGTCGAATTCATGGCAGAAGAAAAGACGCAAATCAACGCCTCGATTATTCACTCCTGCGACAGGGGAGCCATCGTGCGCGTCCACGATTGGGGTCTTAGCTGGATGGCACGCCAACACGGAAGGATAATGCCTCATTGTCTGCTGCGCGGAAATGGCTGCGAATCCTTTTTCTGCGACTGCAAGTGTAGTTTGTGCAGAGAGTGATTTCATTGTACTTAGGGAGTTATGTATATAGTTCCCAAAGTTTTGGGTGCGCGGACAGTGGCGGGCGGGAATCTTAGATGCCGAGTAGAAAATCCCGTCCAGCATCGGCTAGGCCAGCCGGAAGTCCGCGCACCGCGGCATCAGAACGTGAGAGTGAACCTTGAAAACGAATCCCGCGAGAGCAGCACGCCCATCGGAACGCATGAGCCTTAATAAAGAAATCAGCCTACTCCGCCGCATCGTCGCCTTGCTCGAGAAGTACGTTGAACTCGCACACGGACTCGACGCGCAAGTGCATCTCGACCTTTACCGCGAATGGCTTCAAGAGGCGATCGCAGAGCGCGAAGCGCTGCCCAACTTGGTCAACATTCTACGAGAGGAGAAGTAATGAAACTCGCCGGTATCAAGCCCACTGACGGCCCCTGGCACCAAGGGGTAGCGAATCCCCACGTCGTTTATGCCGCCGATCAGACTACGGTCTGCATTTGCAATCAAACTCCAGATGACGCGCAACTGATCGCGGCCGCACCGATGCTCTTGAAGGTGATGCGCACAATCGCACAACTTGCCGCCGAACAACCCATAGAAGAAGACGCCGCCCAGACTGCATGGAAACGCGGAGAGGATCTCTTTAAAATCAAAGTTTGGGCCGAAAAAGCCGTTCTGCTGACGGAGCATTCGCGATGACCGTCCGCGAAGCGATCGAATATCTCAATTCGCTGCCCGACAAAGAAATCGTGCTCATGGTCGATTGTCCGCATTGCGGGCGTGGCGCTCAACTGGAGAAGATTTTCGAGGCGGTGATTTTGCAGTCGGAGAAGTCGGAATGACCAAGCCCATGATCGCCGCCGCGCCGGAACTGCTCGAAGCGCTGGAGCATATTTGTGCCGAGGCCGAGTCTTGGCACAAGGAAACTGGACACGAGGATGACGACCCTATTATCAAATGCGACGGAATATGCGCCTGCATTCCGCAGATGAGAGCCGCGATCCGCAAGGCCAAGGGGGAGTAATCCCTCGATCAGGGTCCGCACTGAGGAGACCAGAATGGAAAAGTGGAAACAATTCGCACCTCCCATCGTCTGCGAACAAGGTAGCCCGTTCAGAGTGATCAACGAGAGTTACAGGTTCATTCGAAAAGGTCGTGGTTTTTTCGATCACAAAAGAATAACGGGCTCCCTTATCCAAGGAGCCCGCCACTTTCAGTAGTCGGATTTGTCTCCAGCTAGTTTCTCACGGCCTCCTTTCAAAACGGTATTTCAACCCATTCCGGCACGACCGGTTTTCCAACCGGAAATTCCTCAATCTCCCAAGCTGAAATCTTCGCCATGGGCTGTGCTCCAAACTCCTTCCGAGCATAGATAGCCACAACTTGCGAGTCGTCAACGAATAGAATGCCCGTCAGTGCGTCTAGGATGCTCCGCACGAGCTTATCTATGTCTGGCTTGGTAGTTTTCTCGAGAATCGACTTGCGAACGCTCCTGGGCTTCGTAAAGCGAAATACTACTGCCAGCAGAAATGGCACGTTCTTGCCGGCACACTCAAGGTTTTCTTTGTCCATGACTTCGAGTGCTGAGCTGGCTACCTCCTGGCGCCATGGCTTTGTGCGTTTGTTGTCCGAGGTCAGCACGGCTCGAGTCCAACCCTTCGGGATGAAGGCTTTCATTGAACCTTGCGGAATCGGTTCCCCGTAAACTGTGAACTCAAGTTTCATGCTCTGCTCCATTGCGGAACTCCGCTACAGCCCTGATTATGAAGACCACGATGGCAGAAGCCACATAAGCCGCTGCACTTCAAAAACGTGTCATCCCTCTTCGACCCTCCGAGCCCTCGGCCGCCCTTGTGGTGAACGTGAAACGAGTTATCTGCGCTCGGATGCGCTACCAGGTTAGTACGCCGCTCACACTTCCAACAGTTCCCATGGTTTATTTCCCAGAGAGCATGGCGGAAGGCGGTATAGTCCTTCGCGGTCCGGATCGTGCGTCCGTCTTTTGTGACACGGATCACTTTAACATCTCCAACTGCTTCAACCGCTGCAGGTTCGTCGTATTTTCACAGAAAGACTCATTCAGCCAGGAGAGAATCGATAACTCGAAGCATTTCTCGTAGCTCAGTTCCGGATCATCCTCGATAGCCCTGATTCCGTCTACAAAAGTGCGGAAGATCCCCGAGAACGAATCTTCAAACTGCAATTCGAGCTTAAATGTCGATTCAAGGTGTTCTTCGGGGTGCAATTCTTGGACGGTCTCTATAAATTGCCGTTTCTTGCGCTTCCCAGCCTCTCTGACAGCCGGATCACGTCTGGTTGAGGTTGACAGCCTCCGCATGACCTTCGCGGTCTCTGGGGGCATCTCTGCGAGTTCTTCCGATGTGAAGTCTGGAGCCAGATCCTTGACCACCCCAACGTGGTAGAAGATCGTTCTCGCTGACTTAGGAGCGGCTTCGTTTAGCCAGTGCTCGTAGCTGTGGTACCCCCCATGCCGCCAGAGCGCCGCGGATTGGACTCGAATGCACTGCTGGGCGATCAGAACCCATTGCTTCTCGTAGGCTCGCACCATGGCGTCGATGGCCTCAAATTCCTGAACCTCGTCGGAGCGCAAATTTGCACCTGTGGAAAACTCCGACGGTACTAGCTGCGTACTCATAAAGCGTTGCTCCTCTCAAGATATAAATTCCATAGCTTGTCCCATCCCCACTTTTTGACGAATCTGTACGTCTTTTCACCCCGTAAGCGAATCTCCTTGAGCTTTGGATTTAACCGCTCCTCGATATCGCGTATCTGGCGCGTAATAGCATCCCACCCTTCGACCTGACGCTGACTGACGCCCATCTCAGGAAATGACAGGTAGGTGTCGATCGCCATTAGCCGCCTGATGTCTCTCAAGGAATGCAATGCCCGCTCGTCTGCGAGCCTGCTACGCGCTTCTCTGCTCATCTGTGGGCGTCTCCCTAGCAAATCACGCCAGCGTAAGCCCATCGCTGCTAGTATTTCGTTAGCCGTACACCCTTGACTCATACATCTGAAAACAACGTCAACCTTTCTCCCTGTAGTTATAGAGAGGGACGGGTGAGAATCAGCATGTGCTGGACATCTAGCTATCCACTTGCCACGCCCAACTCTGCGACCGTCGAGAAGCCGAGCAAATTCTTCTGCGGTCACTGTGTCCTCGCAAACTCGTCAGCTCGCACTGTTTCCTGCCTGCTTTTTGTCTCTCGATTTGGCCCACTTAATCCTGCGATGGCGATCGTACTGCTTGGTTTCCCACGTCGGTTCGGTTGCGATCTTACTCAGGTTCCGCGGCCAAACGCCATACTTTTCTCGATACGCATGAGCCGCCCAACCTTCGCTGTAACCTCGTTCGCGGGCTATATACAGGAAACCTGAGTAAAACAACTGCTTTTCATGCTGCGATGGCTCCCGTTTGGCCTTGTGTTCGTGCTTCTTTCTCTGCCCGTTGAACTCCACTAGTTCCCCGTCAAGGGTCATCACGTCATTGCGGAGCGCCGGACTGCCGCAGCCGGGACACTCCCGTTTCCCTTGAGGAATAACCATGTGACACTCTTTGCACTGCTTTGGCTTTGCTGGCTTCCTGTCGTTCTCGTAAGCCTCTCCGCGATCTGCCGTCGTCCTGGAATCTAAGGTGTCATGGTAAATGTCAGTGACCATCCCCAGCCGGATCGTGTTTCCTGCGTGGTCCAGGATTAGGCAGCGACCCTTCCCCGGCGCCGTGCGTAAACCACGGCCAATCTTCTGCACATGTCGGATTTCACTTCTCGTCGGAGCGGCGTCAATAATGGCTCGCACGTCCTCGTCAACCCCTTGAATCAAACATCCGACAGAGGAAATTACCTTGTCGTCACCAGAACGGAATCGTCTGAATGTTTTCGCTCGCCAGTAATCGTCGGTATAGGCGTCGATGTACCCACAAGCTACGCCGGCAGCTTCGAACTCCCGCTGTAAGTGTTGTGCGTGCGCCCTGTTTACGGCAAACATGAAAGTCGGTAGTCCTTCCGCCTTTTCCTTCCACGTTTTGACAATATCGGCCACGATTGGGGGCTTATCCACGGCAGCCGCCAATCCATCTTCGGCAAACTCTCCCGCTACCACCTTGACGCCCCTCAGGTCTGGCTCAAATTCCTTTGACGGGGCGTAGACCACGAATGGCGAGAGATGCCCGTCTGAAATCAAATCATCAATCGTCGCCGCGATAATGAGCTTCGTCCAGTGCAGTCCCATGCCCTTAGCCCACGGGGTAGCTGTCAGGCCGATGGCGATCTTATCTTTCCACTCCTCGCTGTCGAGCCGCTTATAAAGTGCTTCCCAGCTCAGATGAGCCTCGTCAACGATGATGAAATCAACCTCTGGCAATTCACGTCGGATGAGCGTTTGCACTGAGGCAATCTGCATTTGACAGGAGTAGTCAGTGCGATCATGGTCGGCCTGGATGACGCCAATGTCCGTAATTCCTTCGTCCTCGAATGCTTTCAGGGTCTGATTGACCAGCACGATGGCAGGGCAGGTAAACAGGGGACGACGTGACTTTGCCATGGAAGAAAAGCACAAGTGCGCCGCCGTCAGGGTCTTGCCATATCCGCAAGGAGCTTGAACGATTATCCGGCGGTGACCCTCGCGCACGGCCTCTCGAATCTTGTCCAGCGCTTCGGCCTGTCTAGGTCGCAATGGCCTGAGGGATGACGGTTCAATGGCATCCGACTGGAAAAGGTGGGACTGATTCACCGCTCTACCCCCGCCTGTATATACCCTATATGACCAGTAGGGTTTAAATCTTTTGCTCCTAACGGAGCTTTTGACTTTTGCTTTTGACTCTTGCTTCTGCTTCTGCTTCTGCTTCTGCTTCTGCTTCTGCTTGGGTTAACTTCGGTTTACCGTGGTTTACATTGGTTACATTTGTTAACGAATTTTGTTTACGGTACTCGCGCATATACAGTTTTAGGTATTCCCTGCGCTCCTCTTCGTCTCGGATCGCTCGGTGCTTCATGTACGTGAGCAGACGCCATCCGCCGTCAATGACTTCTATTCTTCGTCCTTCGTGCTCCTGGCTGCGGGAATCTCTATCCGGTTGCATAAACTTCTCGAGAGCTGATCTGGTTGCTTCGACGGGGACGACCGCCATCTTAGCCAATCCCGGAACGGAAGCAAACACAAATCCATTCTTATTCGCCATCGCCAGCATCGTGATCCACACGATGCGTGTTTGATCGTCCTCACACCAGATGGTAGAAGCTGTTATTGAAGAGAAAAGTTTGGTGAAAGTCACGGCGCATCGTAAACTTATTCTGTAAACAAGTCAACTAAATAATTATTACAGAATTCCCTTGACAAACAAAAATAAATAGATAATACTCCCGCTCATGGCAAAACCAAAACAAGTTGAAGTTCTGCCAAAGCCGAAGTGCTCAGTGTGTGGCTCCAGTCAAACCTACTTCCGGTTAAAGACTCTCGAACGCGTCTGCACTACCTGCGGAGCAGTTGTCAAGGCATAGAATATCCACGGAGGTTCCACAATGAAGGTTTACCGGCAAGGAGACGTACTCATCAAGCGGGTCAAGGCTGTCCCGCAGACCACAGCCAACAAGCGCGAGAGCGGCATCTTGGCTTTCGGAGAAGTAACTGGACATTGCCACAAGGTTGAGAACTTGAATCAGGCCGAAGTTCTCGAAGTGGGCACGGACTTGTATCTACGCGTCAGCGAAGATGGCGTCCGTATCGTTCACGATGAACACGCGCCGATCATGCTCCCTGCTGGAAATTACGAGATTACGATTCAGCGGGAGTATAGCCCAGAAGAGATTCGCAATGTTGCCGACTAGATGGTTCAGCCGTATCAGGCTTTGCGGTTGGTGCGGCTGGCCAGTTTTACGTAATGCGTGGTTCCACAAAATATGCACGCAAAGGATGGTCCGTGAAAAATATTGAGAAGCTCACTCCAGAACAGCACGCAAAGATGGCCGAATGGCGGGATAAGTGGCTCGCCATCGGCCTGAGTACGGCTCCGGCCAATCGTGCCGAAGCTGAGCGCGGGATACGGTTGGCCTACAAGGCCGCCGGCAAGAACGAACCGCGAATCGTATGGTGCTCGTCGCCACTGGCGCAGGGCTTCACGCGAGCGATAGTTGTCGATCTCGTCAAAAACAAAAAAATCGGGGCTTCGGTCGGGGATTCGGTCTGGGCTTCGGTCTGGGATTCGGTCGGGGCTTCGGTCAGTGATTCGGTCTGGGCTTCGGTCAGTGATTCGGTCTGGGCTTCGGTCAGTGATTCGGTCAGGGCTTCGGTCAGTGATTCGGTCTGGGATTCGGTCTGGGATTCGGTCTGGGATTCGGTCAGGGCTTCGGTCAGTGATTCGGTCTGGGCTTCGGTCAGGGATTCGGTCTGGGCTTCGGTCAGGGATTCGGTCTGGGCTTCGGTCAGGGATTCGGTCAGGGATTCGGTCGGGGCTTCGGTCGGGGCTTCGGTCTGGGATTCGGTCGGGGATTCGGTCGGGGCTTCGGTCGGGGCTTCGGTCTGGGATTCGGTCGGGGCTTCGGTCTGGGCTTCGGTCTGGGATTCGGGTTACGGACAGCACGATGCCGCATGGATCGCTTTCTATAACTACTTCCGCGAAGTCACCGGACTAACTGAACAGACAGAAAAACTAGAGGGATTGACGCTAATCACCAAGAACGCCGGCTGGTTTCTTCCTCACGAAAACACCTGCTGGATTTCTGAGCGTCACAACGTTTGCAAGCAAGACGACCGCAACAGGCTTCACTGTGAGGACGGACCTGCGGTAGCTTATCCAGACGGTTGGGCTATCTATGCTTGGCACGGCGTACGGGTTTCATATCGCGTCATCGAGCACCCTTCCGAATTGACGGTTAAAGAAATTCAAGAGGAGCGGAACGCAGAGGTTCGACGCGTGATGGTCGAACGTTATGGCTTGTCGCGATTCCTGATGGATTCGGGCGCCAAAAAACTGGCGGAAGATGAGTTTGGGGAATTGTACCAGACGGAGATTGCAGATGACGAACCGATTTGCATGATTAAATTGGTTAACTCCACTCCCGAACCAGACGGAGAATTCAAGAATTATTGGCTTAGGGTTCCCCCGGATATGAAGACGTCCCGACAGGCGGTGGCGTGGACGTTCGGAATGACGCCGGACGAGTATGCCAAGGCTCTCGTACAGGAAACCTAGCCACAGTAACCCAAGAGCGACTTTGTAGCGGTGCAAATTTGCAGGGCGAGGGTGAAACAGATGCGTAAGCGGTTTGAGGAATACTTTGAAAGAGTCTATCCGGGGATGAGACTGGACGGGCCAACGGCTACCGCCGAATGGAATACCTGGCAGGCAGCCTTCATGGAGGGTCAGATCCACCAAATCAACGTTTCTATGGGAATCAGAGAGCAGGAGACGGTTCCGTGCCGATAAAACAGGGATCTAAGTGGGTGTACTGAGCGCACCCGCCCGTCGGCACGGTTTTAGGGAGATTGAATGGCAAGCGAAGATCGAAGGCATCTACTCGGCGGCAGCGATATAGGCTCCATCTTCGGGGTCAATCAGTGGAAATCAGCGTATGACCTCTGGGAGGAAAAGACGGCATTAGAGTTTGTTCAGCCGGAAGTAGAGCCGAAGCGGGATAAACTGTACCGCCGCGGCAAGCGTCTGGAGCCTTGGGTAATGGAGATGCTGGAGGAAGAACGCGGAATCTTCATCTTCAAACGCAACCAACGCTATACGGACTCGGAATATCCGTGGATGACAGCCGAGATTGACTTCGAGTACCAATCGGACGCCGGACTCTGCAATGGCGACGTAAAGACGGTTTCTCCGTTCGCCGTGTCGGAGTGGGGAGAGGAAGGCACGGACGAGATTCCGCTTTCCTACTGCCTACAGTTCCACTGGGGAATGATGGTAACTGGACGTCCATCCTGTCTTGTGGCTGTCCTGATCGGGGCTGACGATCTCCGCGTGTACGAGGTGAAACGGGACGACGAACTGATAGCAGAGATGCGGAAGCGAGCTGTGGACTTCTGGCTCAACCACGTCGAGAAGAGAGTAGCGCCGCCGCCGCAGACCGCAGGCGACACACACAAGATTCTTTTCAGATACGGAGGGTTCCCAGTGCAGAACGATCCGGAAGTCATGGAAACACTTCGCAAGTTACGGATGGTCAAGGAGTCAGCGAAAGAAGTCGAGGAATTGAAGAAAGAATACGAACTGGAAATCAAGCGCCGATTGCTGGTGTTGGCCGAGGCTGCAGGGGTCACCGACACGCCGAAAAAATTCACGATTCAAGACGTAACCGGCAAGCGCACGGCGAGCCTGAGCTACGAGCACCGTTCGGGATACACGGTTAAAGAAACTGACTTCTGGACACTTAGAACCTAGGAGAAATCATGGCAAGCGCTACTGAAGCATTGAAGCAACAGGCCGGGCTGCAAAAGAAGCCGATAACGATCTTTGAGAAGCTGGATTCAATGAAAGCGCAGATCGCCCTGGCACTTCCCCGTCACTTGACACCGGAGCGCATGGTCCGCATAGCGATTACCTGCTTGCGGACTAATCCCAAACTGGCGGAGTGCGATGCACAATCGGTCATGGCATCGGTTATGCTCGCCTCCCAGCTTGGGTTGGAGCCGGGAGTACTGGGGCAGGCTTTCTTGGTTCCATACAAAGACCACAAAACAAAGCAAATGGTTTGCAGTCTGGTACCAGGTTGGCTTGGGATACTCGATCTTGTAAACCGCGCCGGCAAAGCAACGGCATGGACGGGAGCCGTCTATGCGGGAGATGAGTTCGAGTGGGCGCTAGGGGATAAGCCGTTTGTGACGCACCGGCCGTGCGGCGAGGAAACGACGCTTACCCACGTCTACGCCATTGCGCGCACGAAGGGATCGGATTATCCAATCATCGAGGTTTGGCCGGTCAAGAAAGTTTGGGAGCATCGGAACAAAAACAACAAAGTCGGAGACGCCCATTACTCTTACAAGCATCCTGAGATGTACGCCCGAAAAGTAGCCCTACTGCAGGCTCTAAAGTATGTACCACGATCGGTAGAACTGGCAACCGCCTTCCGGTTGGACGCTGAGGCCGAGATGGGCGAACAGAAGTTGGAAATCAAAGACGTTCAGGGGATCATCGAGGGAACGGTGGTGAGCGACGTGACCGTACCCGAAGAGCAGACCGAGACGACCAAGGAATCTCTCCCGGAACTTTGTGCCGATTGCCGCCAGATTGGCTCACACCACAAACTCTGCAAGCACAATAAACAGGCTCCCCCTGAGGCACAGGCGAACCAGGACAGCGAGCCAGAGGCCGAAGCACCCCACAGTACCCCGAACGCACCAGAAGCCACCGCGGAGCCAAGGCAAGGGGGGATCACCGCCAAGCAGGTCTCACGCCTGTTTGCCATCGCCAAAACTGCCAACAAGCCGGAGTCTGATATCCGGCAGTACATCAAAGAAAGCTATGGCCTTGATCATATCAATCAACTAAACAAGGCTCAGTACGATCACGTTTGCACATGGGCGGAGGACTTCTAGAAACCACGGAAGAGGCATTAAAGATTCTGGAGAGTTTATGAAAGCTAAAGAACGTGCAGTCGTGGTCACCACTGAATTTCGCGGCGTGTTTTTCGGGTACATGGATGAGCCTCCCGCTGATGGCTCCATAACGATCAAAAGGGCAAGAAACTGCGTCTACTGGTCCCAAGATGTGAGAGGATTCATGGGGCTGGCCGCTACGGGTCCGTCGAAGGATTGCAAGATTGGTCCTGCGGTTCCGAGCGTCACACTCAACAAAATCACAGCGGTGATCGAAGTCACACCAGAGGCCGCCGAGAATTGGGAAGGTGGACCGTGGCGGTAATTTACGGTTCTGTTAAAAATATAAAATTGTACGGGTCCGGGGACGGGGACGGGTCCGGGTACGGGGACGGGTACGGGTCCGGGTCCGGGTACGGGGACGGGTCCGGGGACGGGTCCGGGTACGGGTACGGGGACGGGTCCGGGTACGGGTCCGGGTACGGGTCCGGGTCCGGGTACGGGTACGGGTCCGGGTACGGGTCCGGGTACGGGTCCGGGGACGGGTACGGGTACGGGTACGGGTCCGGGTCCGGGTACGGGGACGGGTCCGGGGACGGGTCCGGGTACGGGTACGGGGACGGGTCCGGGGACGGGTACGGGTCCGGGTACGGGGACGGGTCCGGGTACGGGTCCGGGTCTATTTCGATGGAGTATCTCCAAGCCGTCGCAGACAGCGCGGCTGGCGATCGTGCACCCAAAATCAAAGCAGATGGTGGAGTTCTTGCCTTCTGGCGCTCAGACAAGAACGGCAAGCCGAGCAATGGCGGGGGCGGTGAGAGTCGAAAAGTTGGGACGGTCGAGGAATTGGAGTGCACGCTTGTTCCGTGCACCAAATCAGCCTTGCACGCAACCCTAACTCCGGAGAAATGGAAAGGTGAACGTCTCTGGGTGGTAGCTCTTTACCCGCCAGTAGTGAACGTGGACGAAAGCAAATTCGCAAGCCTAAAGCGAGAAATCATCGCAGAGATAGTGCCCAACTTCTACAAGTGAGACTTTATATCGCGTAAGAAGTTATCGAGCATTTCGTTCTACGGGGTACTGAAGGGAGCTTAGATGATCTACATATTCGACATTGACGGGACGATCGCCAACTTGGAGCACCGTCTACATTTCATTCAACAGAAGCCTTCGGATTGGCCTGCGTTTTTCGCGGCCTGCGGAGATGACGAACCGATTCACGACATGTTCTCGTTGGCGCGGATCATTGCTGATAAGAACGAAACGGTCCTCGTTAGCGGACGTAGCGACGAATGCAGGGAACAGACGATGGCGTGGATAGGAAAGCATAAATTCCCAGCGCCGGGGCGGAAGATTTTCATGCGAAAGGCAGGCGATCACCGCGAGGACTGGGTCGTTAAATCAGAACTTCTCGACCAACTGATCGTAGAGTGGGGAGTACCGAAACACTTTCAAATTGCAGGCATCTTCGAGGATCGCCAGCAAGTCGTGGACATGTACCGCGCTAGAGGGCTGCGAGTGTTCCAAGTCGCAGAAGGCAAGTTCTGAGCGCTTACTGAAGGGGGAGCAATCCTTTTAATCTACACAGCAGTTACCGCAAGGAGGGTGAGAGCATGAGCGACGAGGAGCGGATACAGGAGGTTCGCGAACTAATTGCCTTCTACGATAAACGAGGGGCGAATTGGCTCATGGCCGCAGAATACACGCTTGGACTGCGAAGTGGAGAACTGGGACGCAGGGAGCACTGGATGCGGGATTACATCATGATTCCGCGCAACAAATACGGACGTCCAAGGGGAGGGTCAGGGAGATGAGCGCTGAATCCAAGCAGGCCCCGAAGCCAGTAGTAACGTCGGCGGAGTTTAAGGAAGTGCTGAAGATATTCTCCGCGTGGGAAGCCCTGAAGCGTATGGGCTGGCAAGAGCCGAGATACTTCCACTTCCCGCCACCATTTACGGAATTTGAGTTGATTGAGTTGGGCAGCACAGGCATTCATCGGGCGGTCCACTTTCACGAAACGGATGACTGGCGCAGCGTTTGTTGGATAGACGGCGATTCACCGTCTCAACCATTCTTGGTCAGAAAGGTCGGAGGCAAGCGATGAGCGAATCCAAGCAGGAAGCGAGCACGCCAATGAATCGTGAAGCCGTCGATGACTTAACTGCGAACCTAGTTCGGGACGCAAGCGCAGTACTTGAGCGGTTCCAATCTGGCTACCACCCCTCAGAAAGCCAATTAAAGCGTCTGGAATGTAGTTTGTTTCCATTTGTCGGGGAGAAATTGTGCGGCCACAAGATCGTGGAATCGTGCGAGTGTGACGAGGAGATCAAGCGATGAATCCAGTTAAGCAGGAAGCGAGCCGGGAAGAGAAGTGCCCACGATGCGTATGCGGCTGTCCGCGAGATCGCCACGAAATTGAGCCGCCATATCCGTGCTACGACTGCGGATGCGAAATTTACACGATTGGGCACAAGGGAAGCGCCACAGCCCAGACGCCCGAGACGACGAGGACAAGATTTCTCGTAGCGATATTCCCCGAGACGCATTCGGCTTGATCCACGATCTGGCCTACGACCATGAAGGACGAGAAAGATTTCAATACAGAACGAGGGCGCAGGACATTCTGATGAGTGCTAACTATGTAGGAGATTGTGATTGCCCGTGCGACGAATGCGGAGTGGACACCGGGAAACATTGCGGTAAGCCTCCGTGTGATCAGGCAGTGATAAGCGCCACAGTCCGGACGCCCCAAAAGGTTAAGGACGTTTGTCATGTTTGCGGCACGAAGGCGAGTTACGGTTATCTCGGACGCTATTGCGCGAAGTGCAATGTTAGCCGTCCCAGCGAGTCCACTACCCCAGTAGAGACACCGAAGGAGCGGGAACTAGACGCGGAAATTGCGGAGACGATCTACGGTTGGAAACTCACGCATGTCGGACCTGATGCTCACGGTCAGAACGAGTGTGACATTCTCACTCCCGACGGGAAATTTCCAAAGGATTTTGAGTTGCCGCGAATAGGAAAGATCGGTAAGGCGTATATGTGCCCACCGTATTCGTCCGACTGGCAGACGACCATAAAATTGGCCAAGCATATCGGACTACTCACTGCGGTTTCTTCGCTGACAAATCCATACGATCTAGCGGGCGCTTGCCTAATCGTCTGGCGAATCGACCACGGATTGACGGGAGAAAAGCTATGACCGATAAGCCGTCCAAGACACAGGAGACAACGATGCCCACGCCCGAACAATTAGAGAATAGGTTTATGAGTGACGTTCTGCGTCACGTTGTGTGCGACTGCGGAAACTATCGGCATCACGGCGTCCATTGGATGCCAGACGGCTCAGGCGAGGGAAAGAAAGAAGCGCTCGAATTGATGCGGAACTACTTCGCGAATGCAGTGAAATGTTCGGAGATTTGGTCGCAGCTACACACGACCTTGAGGCGGCTAAATCGGCGCTCCGAGAGAAGGAAGCCGAACTCGCCACAGCCCGTGCCGACATATTGAAGCCGTCATTTTGTGGGGTTCATGGTCATTTCAAATTTCAGGAGAATGGGAGTTCTTGTTTGATGTGTCAGCGCGAGCACCGATTAGTGTCTATAGCGTTGGCGGCGCAATCCCGAGAACTGGAGAGACTGCGAACGGAGATACATGCTCTTCTGACCATCAAAACCTAGACGCGTGAATCGTGATTCCTCCCGGACCATACCAGTAAACCCCGTCCTCTAAGCACGTCAATTGCGCGTACTCTCCCACGAAATTAGTCAGCGTCCCGCCCTTCGTAGAAGTCAGCGTTACGTCGGTTAGATTAGCGCTGACGATGGAGCAGAAGTCATCCATCATCGGAGACTGGGCATAGCCCACAAAGTTGGCTGTGACGTTGTATGCGTTGCCTACTTGGGCTTGGGTGTATTCCAGAGTCAGCGTGCCCGCGTTGTAACCAAATCCATCTGGGAGGTGACCGCCCTTTTGCTCTGGAAACCCGCCTGCGACAGTGAAGTCGTAGATGTAATCTGTCGTGCCGGGAACGATGGCTTCGAGGGCGAAGGTTACGGTTCCTTGGCTCAGGGTTTGTCCAAAGCCACTACAGGTAAGAGCGAACAGCAGAAGCAGTGCGAGTCGTTTCATAAAGCCTCGTAAAATTCCGGGACGCTGGCCTCTAAGACAGCATCCCGGACGGGAGAGAAGTTAAGTTGCGGCCGGCGCTGTACTCACCGGCGTAGTGTTCAAGATGAGCACAATGGCGTTAATGTATGCTTCGACCGCGGCCTGATCGTTGGCTTTGCCCGCGTCTGCCAGCCCTTGAGCAATAAGCGGCCCCATGAGTTGGACGACAGCGGCCAACTTTGAAACTCCTGTCTTGCCCTGCTGCCCGATGGCGGCATAACTCTGTTCGGCGGTTACGACCGCGTTAACGGTCTGGTTAAAAAGCACACTGGCGCCGGGGAGGAATACCTGAACTGCGGCTTCTCCTGCCGTCTGAATCCACGGCAGAGCCTTTTTTAGGTCTCGTCCGACTGCCTCGAGAAATCCGAGAAACTTGTTAGCCATTTTAGGCTCCTTTGGGAGGATCTAGGTACGTGATGACCTGGGGACCGGATGCAACTGCATCTTGAATCACTTTGAACAGTTCGTCAAAGGCTATTACGGAGTGACCAACAAAATTCGCTTCCTCGAGGGTGCCAACGATGGTACAGCCTTCAGTATCGTCCGGATAGTTTCCCCAGTGAATCAGTATGCCCTCAAATCCGGGCACGTTCTGAACCTGTGGCATTAGCCGGTTGAAGTGCGGGGAGTATCCGACGGCTAGATCATAGGTTCCCGCGGGGATGGCTCGAGGCTTGACCGTATCGGCGGCGTAGGGGGGCTCAAGGGTGTAGCAGTTCTGTTTCCAGTCGATCGACAACGTTCCCATTGTGCATACCGAACTGATGACTCTGCGCTGAACCACGAAGATCATAGGCTAGCCCAGTTTACACCCAGCAATTCAGAGATTTTAGGCTCGAGCGCCGTGCCCTCGTCGTAATCGTTCCAGGTAATTATGGCAATTATGGGTGCGGCCGCTGGTGTAACCGCCAACTGCTGCAGGAGGAATTGCCCTCCAAAGCTCCCTAGGACGCGATTGGGGGCTGGGGGTAGCCAAACGCTCATAGACCAGTCCCGAACGCCTCCTGACGCATCAAAAGCGGCCTGCGTGGGAACTCCTTGAGGCAATGGCAAGCCCGAATCGTTAAACGACATGCAAACGCCAGGAACTTTCATCCCAGCGTTCTTATTCTGCACCTGCAAATTTGCAGTGGCCCAAGCGTTTTTGGCTACCGAGTCGGTAATCGTCGCCGGAGGGTAGGCAATCCACGAAAACTCGGTGTTCTGCGCGAGAAACTCAACTCCCGGGATGGCCGTGGTCAGGGCGTTCAGGTTGGTCAACGTCGTAGGGTTAAGGGTGTTGAAATCGAGCACGTACTTTTCAGGGACGTAGCTCGTCGCCTTGAGCATGGTCTGAGTGGTTGAGTATTGCAAAGCTGCAATCAGGTTACTGATCGACGGTGCTGTCGCCTGCCCTTGAGAATTGAGCTTGGCACACCACGGGTCCAGTAACAGAGCGAACTGGAGGCCCATCGCAGTACAGAGCGCCGAAACGGCCATGGCGTTCTGGTTGCAGGCTGTAGCCCACGGCCCCTGCCAAGTCGATATGACCACATCGAATCCACACGCCTGAATCAGTTCCAGTTGTTTGGCAATGACCTTGGGATCGTTTGGGTTGGCGTAGGGTAAATCTCGATGTACTTGTCCGTTCGCATTGTACGAAATGTAGTGGGCTGCGAGCCGACCGGTCCAGCCGGGGATGGCGTTCTGTACGGCGTGTTTAATGTTCATGGACTTCCCTCTGCTTCGCTTCTTCCGTCACCATGTCCATCAGCGGAATCATGAGACTGGCTTTTTTGCGCTGGTCTTCGGATATGTCCTCGTGCGTATCCGAGGAGCGCTCCACCAGCAGAGCCTTTAGACGCTCACGCTCCTCCGGGGAGATCGTCAGAGCCTCCAACTTCTCCAGTAGGTCATCCATCTCGTGATAGCGCGGATTCGGATGGTGCAGGTCCTTTGAAATCTGGAGCTGCACGCTAGCCCAAAAGGGAGATATTTGCGTTTCCAGTTTCGCGGTGCTGACCGTCAGAGCGTCGATCCGACCGTTCAGCCTGACGATGAACGCCAGTATCGCGGCGAGAATTACTGAGAACGCAGCGATCGTTAACCCTTGGGCCAGTTCGCTCATAGTTTGCTAGAGTACCGTATAGAACCCTACTTGATAGCAGGTCCAAAGACGCTCCAGCCTAGGATGCCCACCAACACCCACAGGGCAATATAGCCTCCTGCGCGGCGGACCCAAGCTCCTGTTGGCTCGTAATAGCCCCAAAACCCAACCAGCAACGAAATGATGTAGATAACCCAGAACAAGATTGACATTGGCATACAGCCTCCCTTTACTTCCCGATTCTGCGAATAAATCGGCCCATCGACGTTGCTACGCTGTCACCGAGAAACGTCTTTTTATCCCTAACGTCATACCACCTGCGTTCTGAAAACTTCCAATACTTGTCGCCCAAGTGAACCCTCCCGTCTCCATCGCTCGCCTTTAGCAGTTTCCACCCGTGCAATACATCGTCCGGGCTCGGCCATGGGGACTTGGGACGGTCAACCATTACGAAGGCAAATCTGGCCACTGCGGATTACCCTTGTGCGTGTCCGGGGCAATCTGTGTCGGATTGTCCGACAGGGTAACATTGTTGTACGCAGTCACGATCGACACCGTACCGTCGTTGGCGATGTTGAATGTTACCGGGATGAATCCCTGATACCCGTTCGTGATTGCATTCCCTTCATGATCCACCATAAAACCCCCTTTACCGCTGAATTAGCTTCCCGTTTGCATCTCTTTCTCCTGCTACCCCAATGAGTTCAAGGCAGTCCGGCCACGCCTTGTAGCGAATCCAGCGCAATGTTTGCCCCTCATCCCACTCTGGCTTGAATCCCTTGTCTTGGCAGAACGTCAGCAACATGCGCCTGCTAGAGTCCCCATCTGGATCGGCGTAAAAGTGGTACTGGTCCATGTTCTGTTCGATGTGAGGTAGATACAGAGGCCCGGTCGTCGTGACCTGATTTAGCACCGCCGCGTGTTCTGCCGGGATCACCAGCGAGGCTAGGACCATGACCAACATGCAAGGAAACACGAAGACCAAATTCTCTATGACCGTGCGGCCACGCCATTTATTTTTCCAACCTAATATCAATTCCCATCTTGCTCTTGACCGGCTCCTCAAGTCTGTAGAAAATTGACCGAAATTCATTAAGTTCTCGCTCCACCCGCTGACGCCAATCTCTCTCAATTCGCTCCTTTTCCGCGCGAGCAGCCTCAGACTTTCTGATACGTCGATTAACGTCAGAGCGAATGACAGAAGCAACAAGCTGAAGACTAGCAGTTGCGACCAGAAGTATGTATGCACCGGAATCCACAGCCACATCATTTACCTCACACTTGCTAAGATATTGGGCGCATTCCAACCCCGTTCCGGAAATAGTAAATGGTCACTTTGGGGCCACCGGAGTAGCTATTCGTTCCTCTGCCGCCTCAGTAATCGGAGGATTCGGAGGCGTCGTGGTTTTGACCGTCTGCCCAGTCAGGCTACTGAGTGTGGTCGGAGCATAGATCGCCAACAATCTGGGAATTGCCCCGCCGATGCCCTGCGCGAACTGAAACAGGAACACGTAAAAACCACTGGAACCGTCTTTCGGAGTCGGCATAGCCCCGATCGCCGTGGACACTACCCACATCAGCACTACTCCCGCAGTAACCTGGTGCGCCAAAATAAAGTTCCACATGTTTGCCTCCTAGTTGAGCCCAGTTATGGTCAGAGTACACCCGCTTGTCGTAAATCCAGCCGGAATCGATCCGGAGCCCTTAGGGCAGGTTTCTTTGAACGTGATGGCGGTTCCTATCGCAAACCCTTGCCCGGGCGCTCCAGCGGCCCCGCTAGGCCCTTGGGAGGGCACTGTAAACGGTCCCCCACTCGCGGCGAAGGCAACTACCGTAGACCCGTTTGCCGTAATGGGGCATAGGGCAAAGCCTGTCGTCATCCCCGAAGGCCAAGCACATGCTTGCAGTGACGCTACAGGGGCTAAGAAGGCGTAGGAGGACTGAGCCTGAACGGTTTTGATAGGCTCCCGCCAAGCTAAGACAATCAGCATCAGAGCGGTTAAGGCGTACGGAATTTGTTTCATCAATATCCTCCATCGAAAAGACGGTTTGCGTAGGTCGAACCTAAGAGCAAAAAATTGTTCGGCGGGATGACAACGTTCGCGATCCCCGTTTTGACCATAAAAACGTCACCTCTCATGTTCTGCATCCCGTCATAGATCCACGTTACCGTGCCGTCTGTAATCGGTGTGGTGATGCACAGATTGCTACTTACCCATGTTGGCTGTGTGCTCCCGCTAGTGCCCGCCGCTTGGGCATGATAGGTGCAGTTCGGTGTATTCGCTGTGAGTGGGGTCATTACGTCCCCAGCGTTGTAGTTGTTGGTGGATTGCCATAACGGACCGCCACAGATATAGGGTGGGGCGTTGATCGCCTTACCGTTGCCTCCCGTATAGCCCGATCCTGTCACCGTCGCCTCAAACTGTGTCCCGCTTAGGCCGGCAGATAGGACTGTTACCGTCTGCCCGTTGAGCCCAGCATTGGCTCCGGAGAATCCGCCGAGGGCGAAGCTATTTCCAGCAGAGAACGCATTAACCGCCGTAAAGGTCAAGGTTCCGCTTGACCCCGTAAACCCGGTAATAGACACCGATGTTGCACCCAAAGTGCACATGTGATCCGTCGTGTACAGGACGTAGGCACCATTCGGGGATATGCTCTCAATCAGATTTGCTGCCGAAAAGTCGTTTGAGACTGCACTGATATAGCCATTCCCAAGGCGCAGTAAGGGCAAGACGCTGCACGGCGCGGAAGTGCAAACTGGCCCTCCCAAAGGTGCTGTAGGGTAGATAATCAGTTCGTTGACAAGTGGCCCTGTAAACGGATTCGTCGTCAGGCAATTCGGTGGACTCTGGAGGTAGCCGTGCTGGTCGCATCCGTTGTTCGCAAAGTGAGGCGGCGTCTGTGCCATGTCAATGGCAACGGTCGTATTCCCGCATTCTACTGGGTAGTAATCGATACCCAAGTTGTCATTCCATGAGCAGTGAATATCCAGAATGATGGCGCCGGGGTTTGGCAGATTATCGGGCGAGGTGGTTGAGACAATGTTGATGCTGCTCGGAGAACTTACGAGCGAACCACCACTCTGCACTTCAAACAATCCTGTTTGCCCCTGCGGACTGTTTGTCCCGTGCATGATGTAGTCGTAGCCCACCCCAAAATGCCCAGAGGAGTTCGTTGCGAGAACGTTCAGGGAATCGATGAGCCACGCGTAAGGCTGATCCAAGGTGGTCGTTCCCGGCGTACAGCCTGTGCCTCCTAAGCACTTCTCGCCAACGGTATAATTCGCATTGGCGTTCCCAAATTGGTACATATCGTGAATCGCGTAAGCGTCTGGAGTTGAGCAAGCCCCCGGAGTGCCACCACAATTGGTCATCGCCACGGCCCCGGTCGGTCCATAGTCTCCAACGATCGTAGAACCGGGTATTCCTGCGACAGAGAAGGCCGCTGAAGCGCTCGCAGTCTCGGTGGTGGTGGTAGCCGAGATCGTAATTGAAGTCGCGCTAGAAGCCGTTATAAGCGCGTTGGTGACGTCGTTATCCGAATTGGTGAATCCGGTGACGGTCATGGTCGCGTAGGCATAGAGGTTTGCCGCCGCGCCCGGGCAGGTGCAGGAATAGACTCCAGAGCCGTTTACGGCTGTGAGAGCTATCGAGGCAGGGAAACTGTTCATCACCCGACACCCACTCCCCACTTTGTAGGTCGCTATGAGCGTCCCAGTATTCTGTCCTCCCGCCGCGCCCTGATTGTTCGAAAACGCAATGCTAAACGTCGAATCGTCGTTTGAGACGCGCCAAACGCTAGACCACGACGGCTGAAAGCCATTCGCCCAGTTTAGGCAGGTGCCCTGCGCGAAATCGTAAATAGCAGTTGGGGTTGGAGAGCAAGAGGTTGCAGTACAGGCCGAGAGGTTATAGCTCGAGATGGCTGCCTGCGAGACGACCGTCAGCGTACAGGTTCCAGGACAGGATTGCGCGGTTGTTGTCACACTGAAAGAAACACTGGTTCCCGTCGAAGCGGTTATGAGCGTCGGGGAAGTGATATTGCCGCCAGCCCCGAAGCCGGACGTTATACCGTAGTCCCCCGCGAGGTTGTTGGAACTCCCCGCTGCGATCGTACCGGTGTATTGTCCCGACCCGTTAACCGCCGTCACTGGCGATGGTCCACCCTGGACGATATTCATCGCGTACAGTTTTTTGGGAGTACTCTGGCTAAAAGCTACGATCTTGGTCGGGATGGTGTAAGGTGATCCGGAAATCGTGACAGGTTGTGGACTTCCAATCCCAGAATAGACGTACAGATAGCTATTCGATGAGCCATCCCGCCCGATGACAAACTGTGAACCGTCTAGGGAAATGTGCTGGTCAACGTCCGAACCGGAGTAGTTCGTGGTAAATGTTCCACCGATTAGCGTGGGGTCAGAGTTTCCGTCTGAAACCCGGCAAATCACATTCCCAGCATCATTCGTTGTGCAAAGCCCCGCACCCGTAAATCCATTGTCTGTGGAGTAGCTCGTCCAGACATTTGGAATTGCTCCGATGTTCATGGTGCAGGTATCGACTCGTAGCCCGCCATAATTAGGGATGCCAGGGACGCCGGCTTGGGTGGAGGTGGGGCAGTTGCCGAAGGTGTAGGACGTTTCGTTGCTATCTGCGAGTGAGGCGGTTCCTGCGATGAAATTGTAGGTTCCGCCGATGAGCGCTGAATAGGGTTCTGAACTTCCTGTGCCTAGCGGGGTGCCAACATGGCATCCTGTTCCTGCTCCATTGCTTACAGGATTCGACGGAGAAATCGCCGCACACATCACGGTAGGAGCCGAATTAGAATTGGAACACGTTAAGCTCTGTGGTGCATTGCCCGAGGTCGGAGTGCAGGTAGGAGCAGTAGCTTGGGAAAGCGCGTATTCGTAAGCTGCGATGTCCCACGCACCGGATGCTGGCCGCGAATTCACTGTGCGAGCGGGAGCGCTGACGGTGTGCGCCGTGGAGTTATAGGTCACGCCATAATTCGTATCGCTGCTGCAAGCCGTGCCAGCCGCCGAGTTTAGTCCAGAGATCGTGGTGCAGACGCTAGCCGTGTTCGTGCCCGCCCCAACCGTTGAATTGGTGCTTGCGGTGGGACTGAAAATATAAGGGGACTGCGAAAATGCGTACTGGTTAAAGGCCGGGCTCGAGTTCGCCTTCGCCACCGCGATGGTCTGACTCAGATCCGTGGTGTTGGTGCAAGTTGCGTTACAGGTCTGATCCGCTTGCGTATTTGTGCCGATGAACTGGTTGTTGCGATAGGTGCATCCCGCGAGTCCGGTTGGGCAGCCAGGATAAGTGCCTGTCCCCACTCCACTATTGCCGGTGCCCGCCACACTGTCCGCACCGAGCTCGATGGTGTTGTTGAAAACGAAAAGTGTTCCGGTGCCGCATTCTGGCTGCACATTCAGCGGAGTGTCATCGGTGTTTCCTTCCACATTGTTGAAGACGTAAGTCGTTGTCCCTGTGCATGGTGCGAAGTTTAGAGTTAGACCGTCAGAATTTGTCGTGTTCGTGGCGACGTTGTTATAAAAGAATTCGTTGTTATGCGCTCCATTGTCCTCGAAAGTATTTTGGTGTTGCGTCGTATCGTAGGAGGTGGTGATCGTGTCGAACCAGTTGCCTGACCACGAGATGACGCTATCAACGACTGCCCCGTTCGGGACGCCATGGATGTAGTTGTTGTTGGCGAAGGGCGGACCGCCCCAGAAGGCCACGCACGCATCTTCCGCCGTATCCGAGCCGTCAACCACGTTGAACTCGGCAATGGACGTGCGGTCCACGACCGAAGTGTCGCCCGCGAAAAGATTGCAAACGTCGGCGTTCGCTCCCGAGCTGTAGGCATGGTGCGCCCAGCCGTGCGCATAATTGTGCTCGAGGACGCAATTTCCGGTGCTGTTGCAGCGAGCGAAATTGAGATAGGTTTCTTGCCCGTTAGTAACTCCGGAGGCATACCAGTAGAGGTTCGTGAACTCGAAATTGTCCCAGTAGACATAGCCGGTCGGGGAAAAAGTGATCAGCCCGTTGCCGCCAAAGCAGGTTGATCCGGTGGCGGCGGTCGCGGTATTGCCGCAGAGGTTAGCTGACGATCCGCCAGCATTGAAGATCGGACGCGACCAGGATCCGCCCGAATACCATCCGGGATCGACGCCGAAGTAAAGTGGTGCGGCTGAGGTTCCCATCTCGCGCATGAACATCGGCAGCGAAGCAGATGTAAAGGTTGTGCCGCCGCGCACGATGAAACCATAGGCGTGGAAATCGCAAGTGCTTGAACCGCAATTGTCTGTTCCCGTGCCTGCGTAGTTGTCGATGACTCCCGGTCCGACGCCAGCAGTGACGCCGGTCATTCCCGGCAGATGTGCCCAAGCCGCCGATTCGGATGCTCCGCTGTTAGAGTCCGAGCCCGACGAAGGGTCGATGAAATAAAAATGCACAACGCCCGACGGGATGTTCGCCGGACACGATCCTCCGGCAAAGTTCGAGCAGGATCCTTGCGAGAAGGCTAGACGCGCCCAGCAAACAATCAGGATTAGGAGAAATCGCTTCATGTTAATTCAGAGCTACTACCACGCACGGCCCACTGGCCGCAGAACTGATAGTCATTAGCCCAGCAAAAGCCCCCGTCGCGCTTACGGCCTGATATTCAATCGCGGCAGGACTAGAAGCTGTGTCTACTCCGTTGGTCGCGTCGATCGCATAACCAACTCCGGAATCCTGCACCCCTCCAGCGGTCCATGTTTCCGAAGCTCCGGCTCCGCAATTGGCGACGAGCATATCCACCGCGTCACTCGTTGTCGTCATCGTGCCACTGGTAAATGAAGTGGTTCCGGAATTCAAGCTTCCGGCGGAATTGGCTGTGATCGCCTTATCTAAAGTACAGTTCAGATGGGATAATTCTTGGACAAAAATCCCCTCGGATGCTCCGCCGCCAAAACTAACCGAGAAGGTTGCCGTAATAGTTTTGCTTCCACCAGAAGCAGCTTTACCGTGCGCAAGAAACACGGCCCGACTATAGTTAGCAATCTGAATGTAGTAAGTGTCGGTTGTCCAAGTGTCTCCACTGGAGGTGATTGTTACTGTTGGATTGCTGCCCAAGCCGCCCACGTAAAGGGCACCCCCGACCGTCATACAATCGCCGGAAGTCACGTTGCTCGTGTAAGTGCAGGTGATGGTCGTAGTTGTCGCGGGGTTATCGCACACCTTCCCTTGGACATATCCAGGAATAGCCCCGCCGCTCGGTGCGCCTCCGCCCAAGCCAGCCTTACCACCTATTCCCGCTTGCCCTCCGATGCCCTGCCCGGAGATCAATCCGTTCGCAAGAATCAGCCACGCAATCGCTACCCTAAAACGCATATGCCTCCTACTGAACTGGGATAACTGATAAATACAGTTTGCCCGCAGCCGGACCACCCGTCGCGCATGCACTGGCGGTCGTCGAATAGTTGATTGATGCCGCGCCCGTTGAACGGATGAACAGATCGCCTTGGGCGAAGTTGCTGGTTGATGACAACGCCAGCGATGAACTGATTCCCGTTGAAGTGAGCAGACTGGCCGTGACCCCGGTTCCGATCAGCGGCATCACTACGGTCTTTGATCCCGCGTCGTCCGTAAAGATGATGCTGACAAAATATCCGCCGGTCGTCGAACAGGCGGTGGTCACATCAAGATAGCCATTGATCTGATAGGTACCGGCCGGGCAAATCGTGGTTGAGCACAAAGACGTGGAGCTAACCGAAGTTGCGGAACTGATCGTCACCGTAGTTGAGTGGCCCGCATCCCCGCTATAACCTTGCTGCAATGCCGACGAAGAACCAGCGTTCGTCAACACGCCTTGGGCCAGAGCGGGCGGAAGAGTGCGAACGCCGGCTGTTACCGCCGTTGGAGCTTGATCGCAAATGCTGTTGGCCGTATTGCAGGGTGCTACCGCTGCACTGGTTGAACCTTGCGCGAAATCAATGAATCCAGCAGTTGTTCCGTTGCCTGTGAAATTGAGTCCGGTAAACCCGCCCGTTATCCCGACCTTGGCCACGTTCGTCTGTCCCGACAAAACTCCCGCCGTCCATGTCCCGCCGGTGCCCCAATCTGTGAGATCGCCCCCCGTTGTTGCGCCGTTGATGTTCAGTGTAGTTTGGCCTGTAGATGTTCCCGGAGAAGTGATGCCCAGCGTGATCGACGTGTTGTTGTTAGTGGAGTTCGTATTCTGAAACACCCAAGGGGCGGTCAGGTTAGCCGTGGATACACCCGCGCGAGTTACGCTGAAAGTTGACCCGCCTTCGGTGATTGTCCCCGCCGCCGCCGCTCCGGTGAGCAGATTTTCAGCCATTGACACACCGGCCAGTACGCCGCCAGAACTCAAGGTCGCGGTCGTATCCGGCGTCTGCGACGCTTGCGAACCAGCGCCAGTCATAATAGCCGTGCTAGTCAGCGAAGCCGCCGAGGTAACGCACGTCGCGCAAGCGATAGTTCCAGTCGTAGTGATAGTTCCACCAGTGATCGGGGAGGTGGTTGCAATAGATGTGACTCCGCCTCCGCACCCCGTGCAAGACGTGACCGTCAGCGCTCCCGCTGAAGTCACGTTCGCATCCGGACCAAGGTTGAGCTGGGAGCCGGTGCTATTGGCGCTGAGCTCGAATGTGCCGCTGCTAGATCCAGCGAGAAGAACCGGCACCGACGCGGTGAGGCCAGAGCTGGCGAACGTCCAGCAGCCAGTCGATGTGACGTAGTCGCAGATGGGCGAACGGATCTGAAATGCTCCATGGGTCGTCGTCGCCATTTGCAAATACTCGACGCCATGCAGAACGAAGTCGATGCTCCCGCTGCCCTGCCCGTCGAAGTAAATTCCCGTCGACACATCGGTGGAATCGAAGATTGATGGCGCTGAAATGGTGCCGGCCGGCAGTCCGATCGGCACATTGGCGACGGGGGAAACGAGGTTCGAGAGTGACGTATTAGCGCCGGCTGCGCTCACCGTCTGCCATCCCTGCGCAGTCGCACCAGAGTTCATGCCCCAAACCTGGTTTGCTGTACCGTTTGTACTGATGTTGACGGCCAGATTCGACGTGCAACTCGTACAGGTACCGGTCAGGTTGGTGATGATCCCGGACGCAGGAGTGCCTAAAATCGGAGCGACAAAGGTTTGCTGTCCCGTCCAAGTGTTCGCATGAGCCAAGGCCAATGCAGCAATCACGGCCCCTGTCGTGGGGGTAATGGTTAAGGTTCCGTCCGAGTTAGAGACAGACGAAACCGTACCGCTCCCCCCACCGCCTGACACCGCATAGGCCCCCGGCCGATCATCCGTCAACGTCACAATCTGGGTAGAATTAGTCACCACCGTGGCCACGGGGTATTCCGTCGAGGTAAAACCGCTGGTGTTTGACGAAATGATCGCCGCGGACAGGTCCACATAGATGTAGGTTGTGGTATTCGCCGCGACTCCTACGGAAGTCCCTGCGATGGCCGTTGGAACGGTGCTGATCGCCGCCACCCCACCAACGACGTTGACGTTGAGCCCCCTGCCGAGTGAAGGCGCGAAGTCATGCAGACCGTTCTGTCCGAAGCAGGCCGCCACTAAAAGCACCAAAATAATCCGTTTCATAAGCCTCCCTATTGCGTCAGCGTAACCCAGTAGTGACCTGATCCGTCCGCGCTGAATGTTGCAAATGCACCATTTCCCATCGTGAAACTTGTCTGGCCGTCAGAATTCGTCGTCCCGTTTGCTATGTTGATCGTGGATGACGTTTGACGGCTGATCGTGATTGTTCCCGCAGCATCGTCAATAATCTTGAAGGCGAATCCGGCTCCGCACCCAGTATTGCCCGTATCCGGCACGGTGATTGCGGAAGCGCCCGACTGGAAGACTAGGACCGTTCCCCGATCCAAGATCGTTGTTCCACTGTCACACTTCACCAGGTAGGTTGATGCGGTGACCGGACTCCCACCATTGCCTAAACCTAGCCCCTGTGACGTATAGGCGGGCGCAGAGCTCGCGCCTTGGCTTGTGGCTACCTGACCAGTGATTCCCGGTCCGAAGGCTCCCACGGTGTTCGTATTCGAGAAGTAGGCGGATTGGTACTGAGAACCGGTTCCACCACCGCCTGCATATTGTGGGATATTCAGAACGCCGCCCGATACTGTAGCTGGTCCACTGGTACCGGTTGTCGTCAAAGACGAAATGTACTGGCTAGAAAATGCCCATGCCGATCCAGTCCAGTTCAAGAAACCCGTTGCAATAGACGGCAGAGCGTGAGACAGCACCCCGACAACCTCTTGGGAGGTAGACGTGCCTGATAGGTCGCCGCCTGCCGTGAACCCGCCACCCACCGCGACACCGTTGACATACAGGCCCGTCGCGTTCAGTGTTCCTGCACCTTCCCCGCCGCCTGTAGGAGCGCCAAGGAGAAGCCCGCTCGTGCCTAGCGTCATGCAGTACGACGGACTGCTCCCTCCGCCGTTAGGAACACTTCCCGATGAGCCGGTGGCTCCGCAGTACCACTGAAAAGATCCGGGCGTCCCTGTCCCCGTCGAAAGTCCCGCGACAAACGTGAAAGGTGATCCATTGGCATTCAGTTTCCCGTAAGGGGCGGCGGGACCAATACTAGGACTTACTTCAAGATGGCAGCGGGTAATGTCTGTACCGCAATTTGGATCACTTCGACCTCCTACCCACACATCATTGGACCCAGTGTTGGCGATATTTCCAACGATCCCAGTTGTAAAGGTAAGCTGTTTAGTCCCTAGATTCTCTTGCAATGCAGCCGTGGCTGGGATGCCCCCGGTCGAAGGTAGAGACCATGTTTGGTAGTAAGTTCCTGCTAGGTTCCCTCCCACTAGAGGGAGGCCAATTGTTTCAGACCTTCGCACGTCCCAATCTCGGTCGAGAGCGCAACATTGCTGTGGATCACCTATGCCTGTAGTGTCGAGCCAATTTGACATGGTAACCACAACGTTTTTAAGGTGTGTTCCACTGGAAGGTGAAATCCTCCAGAGTAAACCTGGAACGCTGACATCTTCAGCTTGAACTGTGTTGCTGGAGCATCCATTGCAGGTTCCAATTCCATCTCCAGTTACCAAAGCGAACGTCATACCACTTCCAGCGCAGGCAGAAGTTGCGCCCGTTGCACACGAATATAATGTGCCTGCACTTCCCCAGTTCGGCTCAACGATGAATGTGCTGCTGAGGGCCGGAGAAGAACAATTAAGCAATGAATACTGCGTGGTCCATCCCGCACTGAGAGTAATCGTCTGGGCGGAGTTCGCGGTCACAACTCCGTTGCAGCCTGCGTTCGTTCCTCCAACAACAGCCACCACCATGCCAACAAACTGATTGGTCGTCCATGCCGCAATCGCAACTGGAACCGCTGTCGGAGTGAAAGTAAATCCACTAGTTCCTCCAGTCCACGCCCCAGAGGAATTTGGTGATCCCGTTGCTGCCGTAATCACCATCGTAGTTGCGGAGAATGTTGGGCCTGAAGTTTGAGTCCAAACGCAACCACTGGTCCCTCCAGTCCACGTTAAGCCTGACGTTCCCAGTGCCGTACCGCTGAAATTATTCATCGTCAACGGAGTGCCAGTATTGTTTGGCGTCGGGAATTGCAAAACGCCTGTTACTCCACTGCTCGATTGCGTCATTGTTTCCAAACCAGTGCAAAGAGTTATGCCGAGTGATCCGGCAACCGTACCGATAGAGGCAGGAACATTCAATAGAGTTGCGGTTGATCCAGTTCCAGTCTGGGTAACTGTCTCTCCCGCGAGCGAAATTTTTGTAGTGACCGAACCTGCCACATTTTCGTTAGTGTCTACGATGGTCGTCCCACTCCCACCTGATGCGATGACCGGCGTGCTTGTGCTTCCAACTCCTCCGAACGCTCCGTTGTCTGCTGTGACGATATAATATCGTCCGTCCCAAGCATTTGCTTCGTTGTGTCCATCTACAATCGTGCCTACTGGCTGAGTTCCACCTGGAACTGGGAATACTCCTTGATCGGTTGTATAACTGTGCTTGATGATGCAGGTTGTGCAGGCCGCTAAGTGCATACTTTCAGAGCGGACATACTCCATGATGCAGTTGCCTTGGTTCTGAGCACAGTACATGTCGTAACCAGTCTGCGCTCCTTCATTCGTGGTGGCTGAAAACCCATTCTCCATGCTCGTGCCGATGATTTCGATGTTGCCGCCATAAACGGCTGCCCCGTAGTCATTATTCCCCTGCATGTCACCGCCCCAGATGAAGTTCTCAATCGCGTTATCCGCGAGAACTGTCGGTGTTCCGATCTGGTAAGCCGCCTGCGTAAAGCCAATGAATTCCGGGTCGTAGAAGTTGATGTTTGAGAACTGTGCCGATCCGCCGCTTTTCGCTCCAAGGACGCCGATTGCTCGGAGTTTGTTCCCGCCGAACGTGTTTGAGTAGAAGTCCAGAAACTGCGGTTTCTGACTGTTCGGCGTCGTCGTGCCGTTCCAGTCGATATCAAGCAGGGCCGTGGCCTGTGTGTCGGTTGCCGAAGAACTCCACGAGCAGTTATCAAATCGCCCGTAGTCCATACCTTGCGAGTCCATCAGACGAAGATTTGCGGTTGTCTGGTTGATTCCGCCGGCTGGCGCGCAGTCTACTTGAAAGCGCGCACCCGCGTTGCCTTCGACCGTGTACCACTGGGTTTCGGCGTTGATGTTGTAAATGCCGCGGCCGAGGTCGAGAACTTTGTTATAGGCCGGTCCGCCGTTATTGAACGACGCATTGATGGCCGCTTGGATAGCAGGAGTATTGGTTGCTGCCGAAACAGGCGGGGACCCGCCCCACCATTCCGGATAGACCCTACTCAGGGCTAAGTTGTGAAAGAAACTGATTGCGCCATTCGCACCAGTAGCGTTCACGAAAACCTGATGCAGGTCCGGATCGATGATTCCTGCTTGTGGATGGACGACGGAAGTTCCTGGCCGAATTCCGACGATATTGTAGACCCAGTAATCACTGAAGGAGTTGGGAGATGTGGTCTGTGTCGCGGTTACCGAGCCCGCGGAGGAATCCGCTTGGTACTGCAAACACATTCCATTGACATTTCCCTCGGTGCTGGACGGTTGAGTAAATCCGCTGCCCTGGGTGCATGTCGTGTTATTTGTGCCTTGCCCGCCGTAGGCTAGAACGAAGTCACCGGGCTCTAAGGTCGCCGTGACGCTGTACGGTCCACTGTAGGGCGACGAGCCACTAGCATATGTAAAGGTGCTGCCTGGATCGACTGCGATTCCAGTGCCTTCTCCGGAAACTTCCTGTGCGAAGCAAACACCGTGCGTGGAAGCACCAGCGAGCGTGACTGTGATCGCTTGACTCGCGCTCCCCCCTGCCACTGCAGCCGCAGCCCACGACGTAGAGTTAGATTCGAAACTAAGGTTCGATTGCAACAGCACATTGAAGGAGTCGTTGGCAGAGTCCGTGGGAAGATTTGGAACCGTGCCCGAACCAAATTCATAGATAATTTCCATCAAGACCGCATTGCCTGCGGTCGGAGCCGAGTTTAAAGTTGCCGTGCAACTATTTCCGGTGTACGCGGTGCCAGGACTCGCCTGCACCAAAGCACCGTTGCCGGGAGTAGCTGGGTTGGCAATCACTCCAATCGCGCCGCCGCCTGAGAAATCCAGCGCGAACGGAAGATTGATGCCGCCAAGTTCACAGGGGCCCGGGTGGGTCGCGTCAACCGGAATCGCTACTGCCGCATTTTGTGTGTTCGCTGTACGGAGCGCAACCATTGCCGCTGTGTCGTTTGTTGAGCCGTTGCAAGCGAGGCCGTAATCTCGGACGTCATAGATGGGCTTCTGCTGGCCACTAACCGTCGTTACCGTACTGCCGGGCGTGCCGCTGTACAGAGCTTGAAATGGCGCAGTGGAGGAGACAACGCCGCCGCTACTTGTGTACTGGGGGATGTTCAGGACACCCCCGGAAAGAGTCGCTGCTCCAGCCGTTCCTGTGGTGGTTAGCGACACGAACGACGGTGTAGTGCAAAGTGGCACTCCCAAGGTGGAAATGGCACTCAAGAACTGATTCGTGCAGGTGATCGATTCCACCCCGCCAAGCGCTGAGGCGGTTGGGGCAGGAATGGCAGAGTTTGGGATTGGAGTTCCGTTCCAAGTGATCGCAAACGTACCCGGCGCTGAGAGGCTGGACGGAGACACGCTCAAACCTTGAGGGACGCTAAGCCCTAAGCTCGTAATCCCCCCACCAGACGAAGGCAATGGTGCCGACTGCGCCTGAATCTGCGTGCTAATGTCCTGCGATGTCGTTAGAGCCATCGGGGTCATCGTGAAGCAAACAGGCTGTGTCTGTGAGGCGTAGACCTGACTGCAGAAGCTAAACTGCCATGTTGGTCCTTGGGACTGTGGCTGGATTACGGCCGTACTGGTTAGGGTAACGCTGAAACGGCCGAATGAATCCAGGCTTGCGATCGTTATGGGACTAGGAACAGGCGAATTTCCGAACAACCACTGTACGTTACTTGGCTGTAGTTGAGCCTTCCCGTTGCCGTTGCTGTAAGGCTGCCCGGATGGGCTCAAAACCGTGCCCGTGATAACCACGGACTGCCCGAAGGCCATGCTTGCAAGGAACAGCAACGAGATGGCGATCCACTTTTTCATTACGTTATGTACGTCACGTCGAGCAACTGACCAGATGTGCCTTCGACCCACCAATCGCTGAGGTAGGAAAAATACACATCCCCTGTGTGGACCGGGAAATCCCCTCCCGTAGCCGCAAGGGTATGTCCTTTGGTTGCGCTCACTGTCGAGTCACCGATCCGCATTGCAGCGGCAGCGTTATTCTGAAAATCGATGAAACGAACCTGGGTCTGGGCCGTACTGATCTGCTGAGCTACGCCCGTAGTTGTGATTGTTACCTGCAGACTTACAACCATTTATGACCTCGTTTTCCCTCTGCCGCGATTGTCGTAGGCGGCAATCCGTTTCACGTTCTTGAGGAATAATGCTTTTGCGCCACGTTTCTTTTTGGCCATTACTTCCTCTTCTTCCCGCGAGTCCGTCTGTAACCGCCGCGTTTTGTCAGCCTGCCCTCGCGCTGCATTCCAAATGCCTCGCCCTCAGCGGCCTTGGGTTCCTTGCCTTCCTTGATCAACTTGCCGATCTTCATCGAAACTGGTGAGCGTTTCTTCTTCTTCGCCATTTACTGATCTCCCTTCTCAAATGAACCTCTTGGATCTTGCCAAAATGGATGCCGAGAACTCTTAATTGTCCTTTGCAGTTCCGCATTCGCCCTGTCGAGTTCTGCTTTCTTTCGGGTCACTTCATTCAGTGTTCTGCGAGCGTCTAGTTTTTCTGGAACCGCGGCACGCTCCGCGGGACCTGGTGTTTCAATGTTCGTCTTAATGCCAGATTCCCCGCGCAATGGAGTGCGGATCCTCGCAGTGACTGACGTGGGCTTGGCCGCTGGTAATTCGTAAGGCTTGACTTTAACCTTGCCGAGCGCCGTCTTTAGTCCCTTGCCCACCACATCGCCGCGCACCGCATTTACCGCCTTGTCCGCAATAAACTGCTTCCCGCTGTCTCCGAAAGGATTGACTGTGAGCGGAGCCCGAGCAGTCTTGTTCGCCGCGAATCTCTCTTTTGCCGCCGCCGTTGCAGTTTTCTCGGCCAGCGAGTCGAGCGATCCGAATGCCCCGCGAGTCTGCGCTACCTGTTCCGGAGTCAGGCCAGTGGCTTTACCGACTGCATCGTAAAGCTGTTTCCTGATTCCCGCCGCTTCTGCGTTCAGTTCCGTGGCAGACTTGACCGCCGCCTGCCCAGCAATCCCGCCCTTGGAATACTTCGGGTTGAGTTCCGCATTAATCTGCGACAAGCGAGCGTCCAACTGGCCCAACGTGGCGGTCGATGGTGAGGCTGTTTCGCCCGAATATCCCGGAATCGTTCCGGCGATGGAAACCGGCCGATCTTTAACGGGTCCAAGAATCTCGTTGTAGTAGTGAGTCCTGATCCAGTTCCCGGCACCCTTCATCGCCTCCGATAAGCCACCGATTGAACCAATGTCAATGCCGTTTTGCTTGGCGAATGTGGTGATCTTGTCAAGATGCTGACTGACGCTCCGTTGAAACGCTGCCATTTCTTTCGGAGCTGGGTTTACCGCATCAGTGATCTGCTTGGCTGCATCCCCTACCGACAAACCTTCACCCGCTGTTGCTTCCTTCGGACCTCCCGCCATGTAGCCGCCAAGGAACGTACCGGCGTCCGCTGCAATCTTGGCGGGATCTTCATTCTTCGATACGCGATAGGCAATACCTGGCGCAGTAACGCCGAGCACAGATTTGAGCATCCCGGTAATAGCGTCACCTTCGGCCATGATAGGAGCTTCCGCCATCCTCATTCCACCAGTAAAACCGCCCTGCTGCTCGCCTTCTTTGTAGTAGTTCCGGGCACTATCTATCACCGAGCCGGGAGTCTTGGCGGTTGACTGCGCGATTTGACTAACATAGTCGGACAGGCGACTCATAAACGGCTTTGGAGGTTGAGCAGTCGGCAACGGTAAATCCGCTGCCTTGCGCGTCGAAACTGGCAACGACGGGCCCATGAGCTTCGTCGCCTTAGCTTTGAACGTGGCTGCACTGACACCTTCTGGCCACTGAAGGTAGGATCCGTTCGGTAATTGCACGTAGCGGTCAGGCATTTGGTTTCACGTCGTCCCACTTGATAATCTTTGCACCCGGAGGCAGCTGTCCCGCACCATTCGTGGCCGGATTGTTCTTCAGTTTCCCGATACCTTTCTGCAGCAGATTTATTTGGTTATCCACCGCATCCAGACGTTTCAGCGCAAATTCCTTCGAGCCAGACGATAGATTCGGCAACGTAGCTTGAATCGCCGCGCGTAGATCTTGCGCGCCTTGGCCCATGCCAGCGATGTTTCGCAGCGACAAGATGCGCTCCCCCATCTGGCCAAGCCAAATCAGATAGTCTTGTTGGCGCTCGTTCGTTGTGCCGGAAGCCATATTACTGATAATCGCGTGGAATGCCCCCTCGTCAGGCGCACGCGAAGCCAGTGATAGTTTCGCCACTTGATCGGGAGTGAAAGCGTCTCCCGGCTGCAAGGCTTCGATTGCTCCGCGAAGTTTACCGGAAGCATTCTCCATTTCCTGAAACTGAGCGTTCTTTGACATCAACTGAAACGTGGGAGCTGCCGGCGTATAGCCTTTCGCCATGGCAGTACCGCCGGTCGTGGTTATTAGATTTCCATCGTCATCGACGTAGGCCCCGATTCGGGTCATGTTGTAGCCCATCCCTCGAGCCTCTACCATGCGATTCTTGATGTTTTCGGCCTCCACGCCCCACTGCTTCGCCTTGGCCTTGTAAATCGGGTCATCTTCGCCCTTGGGGTAGATCGACGGATCCGGAGGCTTGCCAATCTGAGCCGTAATGATCGGGTCGAGGCCAGTCGTTTTCTTCAACTGCGGAAAGACCATCTGATTGACCGACGCCCCTCCCGGCATGAGCGAGCGGGCAAACTCCATCGCCTTCTGCGGGTCATTCGGGAACTGCTGCTGGCCGATCTTCGTTGCCTCGGTCCACTTGTCCGACAAGTCCTGCGAGGCGGAAGGCTTGGGAATGATTCCCGTGAGAATCTCTTTTTCTTTGTCGCTTAGCGGGCGCCCGAGCGCTACTTCCGCGTCTTTGATCTTCTGCTGGCCGGGAGTGAGTTCCTGCGCCGCCCCTTCTGCTACCTGATCCGTAATCTTCCCGTCCATCGGGTTCCGAACGAGGTTATGCAGTTTCCCGTCTGAGGCGCGATAGGTATGCACCACCGTGGGAGCCGCGTTCTGCTGGAAGCGCTGCTGCAGTTCCTTTTGTTGAGTCTGGAACTGTTGTGTCCTTTGCTTCTCCTGCAAATTTGCACTCTTGGCGTCGGAAATATCGCTCCCTGTTCGCCCGACGTTTTGGAGTATCGAAGTGAGCCACGCCATTTGTTAACTCCCCCACGAAGGATCATAGGTCGGTGCTGCCGGATCAGGCCCAACTGCCCCGCCGTAGCCACCCGGCATGTACTGAATCCCGCCGAGCGCCGGGTCGCTAAACTGTCCACTCCAATTGCCACTGCTCTGCGGCGGTAAGCCCTTGAACAAGCCCTGCCACGCCCCAGTCGTATTAACTGGCTGACCAAACGTACCCGCGGGCAAACCAAGAGCTTGTAAAAGAGCGTTTGTGGCCGTGCTCTGGTTCTGCTGATAGAACGGAGCGAGGGCTTGAGACTCCGCACCAGCGAAGATACCGGGGGCCTGCGACAGCCCGCGTTCTGCCATCTGTCCCTGCACCTGATTCCCCACTGATTGCGTTAGGCCAGCGTTCAACGGTTGCTGGAGTTTGGAAATCAACGCGGCAAAAGCGGTCGGATTTTTAACCAGATTGAGAATAAAATTCTGGTAGTCGTTTTTCTTGACGTCTTCCAAAATATTCCCACCGGTTCCGGCTACCGCCGCCCCGCCGCTGAGTAAAGGTACAATTGCTCCAAGTCCATCCATAAGCTATGCCTGTAGTCCCTGATAGGGATTGTTGTTCAATGCCTGCGATAGCCATGCCGGGCCACCGCCGCCGAATGGGGAACTCCCGCCACTCGGCTTCTGCAGCAAGTCCAATATCCCCGGTAACCCACTTCCACCGCCCTGTGTCGCCGGAGTTGTTCCCGTCGAAGTCGCAGGCGTTAAGCCAGTCTGGCCGGGAGAGGAAAACCCGAACAACTGATTGATTGCAGACTGGATATTACCAGTCGCCTGCGGGTTATTCGCTACTCCCGCCGCCTGTCCACCGAACTGGCTGTAATACTCTGGCGACAACGAACCGCCTGTCAAAGTTTGGAGCGTCGGTAGTTGCTGGCTGACCGCCGCTGCCTGCCCTGCATTCTGCGTTGAAGTCAAAGGCGTGGGCGTAGTGCTAATCTTTGGGGCGCTCGGAGCGTTCAGAGCCTCGTCAATCGACACACCGGTGCCGACTGCGGCCAGAGAAGCGGTTATCAGTGGGATAATCCCGGCGATTGCTGGCACTTACAGCCCCTCCCGCGGCGTTGGAGACACCAACATCTCATAATTCCCGAACGACTGACCGCCTGCTTTCACGATGATGTGTTTTAGACGCGCTTGCAGGGCCTTGGCGGGGTCGATGATCGTCATGTACCCTACCAGTCCCCGCGCTCTTATATCGCTCAGGAATCGCCTTAAAAGGCGTATAACGGCGACATTAGAAAGCGATGGATCCAAACATATCCTCCAGACGAACGCAGACCCGTGACATGGCGATGCAAGCAACACCCCCTTAATCTTCCAATCCGACTGCACAACCCAGACCCAGTTTCGATCTAACTTTCCGAGTTGATCGAACCCTGCTTCCAGTTCAGCGGGGATTTCCTCATCCGGACCAAGCAGGCGAGCCTCATCCTTTGGTGCTAAAAACTGCATCACATCGAAGTCTTGCGTCTCTGTAATCACTAGCTTATAGCTCCCGCCATAACCCCACTTGGCCGAGGCTCGATTTGAAATTCGATACTGTCGATCGTGATCCTGCCTAACCCCGAGATAATCGCATCGAAACGTCGTCCCGTCGAGCCCGCCGCCGCCTGCACCTGAATATCACCCGAGTTTGGCATCGGTAGATTCTGGGTAGCAAACACCACTCCACCGTTCCGAGTCCGGATGGTCATGGTCGATGGAGCGTTCGGATCTTGCTGGCCCAAAACTACCGTCCGACGGAGATAGAAGCGACCCGAAGCGTCCTTGCTTGCTGTCGTCGGGCTCTGCATCGCCCACGCGATCTGCCCCGGAATACTAGAGCCGCTCGAGGAGGTCGCCCAAGTTAAATCCTCGTTCTGCCACTGCTGTAAGGTACCATCGCTAAACGAGCCCATAACCGTCGCGGCGATAGTGGAGAATGTCACCACCCCGAACATCGTAGAAATTGGAAACGGAAGGTCCACAATGGCCCACGCCTTGAGCACCATATCGAAACACATGATTCTGGTCAGCATCCCGTCAGAACCTCCCGGCGTCGAGGCAATCGGGATGGCCGTCACGTACATCGGAGGATTAGCCACTAGAGCCGACTGGCATACCGTCTGCCACTCCGGGTCCATCGGAACGATGTCGGCCGTGTCCGGATCGTTCGAACCGATCAGGTAGGGCTGAACTTGCGTGCTCACAATGCGGTCATTTACCCCGTCGAACACGCCAATGCCGATGTAGGTCAGCCGCATCAGTCCGAAGCCGGGAACGAACTGGAGTGTCCGGGGAGACAATATCCCCATATCGCTCTGTACGCGCTGAATCAGGAAGTTGGAAGCACCGAAAACTCCAACAATCTGATAAACCGCACGTCTCTTAAAGGCGCACAGGCTACCCTCTGGCGGGATGCCCTGCGCGGCGATCGTGAACGAACCTAAACCCATGCCCTCCGTGCCGTCATCTTTGTCAAGGAACGCCTGATTGACTGGGTTCCATGACTGCAGGTTGTTCACGTCCGACATTCGCAGACTGCATGGGCCGTCCAATCCGGTCGAAGTATTAGGCGCGATCGGCGTTGCACCTGTGCCCGTGTTCGTACTTGGGCCCGTATTCGTGACCCAAGTATTGAACATCCAGAGTGACCCGGAATAGACCGCAAGATGACCACACCCAGGCGGGGGAGGAGCTGCACTGAGCAACGTCCCTGAATTCTTCCATATGATCGTGCCATCTGTGACCGTGGCGCCGATGGTTGTCGGGAAGGTAGGCTGTGTCCCGCCGCTGATTCCCGAAGTTGTTGCGGTGTAATAGTACCCATTCGATACCGTGGGCTCAATCACCGAGTTAACCGCGTAGGAAACAGCCGTAGTCCACACCGGAAAGGACGGCAGGAATGTGGAAACGATAGGAATGGTCGTCACCGTCATAAACCCACCGCTGGACGGGGGTTGCCCAATCGCGTGCGGATTCACAATCTGCACTTCAGTTGCACTCGGAACCGAAATAGTCGTGAAGGCACTCGCGCCAAAACCGTTTGTATTGTAAACAGGGTCTGCTACCCCCGAGATGTAAACATTCGCTCCCAGGCCTTGCTGCGCGTTAATGATCGAAACCAGACCGGCACAGTCCCAGAGCACTGAGGTAAACAGGGAACCGCCGTCGTCCACGCTCTGCCCGATCGTGGTTGGCCAAATTGGTTGCGTTGAACCGCTCGTGCCCGCTCGCGTGGCCGTGTAATAATAGCCGTTTTCGGGAATCGGAACAATCGTGTCTCCAACACTGTAAGCCGTGTCCTTCTGCCACGATGGGAAAGAATTCACGGTCGGGTTGATATTGTTCGGGCTCGAGGTCGTCACCGTGACCACCCCATTCGCATCCACGCTGATCGCAGAAATCGGCACAATAGTTGCCGGATTCGTCAGTGTTCCATTCGGATCGGAGTAGACCTGTGGAGCGAATCCGTTCCCGAGGGCCAACACAGCCTGATTTGTAAACTGAGCCATCTGGGGCTGGAGTCCTACCGCACCTATGACCCCACCAGACGGGCTGTAGCCTTGCTGTAAGGTCCCGCCAGCCTGAGCCGCGGGAAACAGGGCAACGATATTCTCGTCGGTGTAGGTAACGCCCTCTATTGGCGCTGGCATGGCGTATAAGGCTGTCTGCTGCGTCGTGTCGGTGTCAGGAGGGGTAATCGCCACACCGATGGCAAACGTTCCACCATCGGAAAATGCTGGTTCGGTCTGTGTGCCTCCCTTGATGGTAATCACCGTCGGAGCAGTCTGATTGACGATTTCATAGCTTCCATTGAAGCTCGCATTCGAGCCCGCCGTGTACACCCCTGCTTGGCCGATAAAACCATTGTTGACCGGAGTCGTCAGTGTGACCGTCGCAAACCCCTCAAACGTCGCCTGCAGGGTCACAACGGCATAGGTCCCACCACTCGGAGAAGCCGAGCCGTTGTCCTGATACGAGTTGGACGAAGCAGGCAAGCCCGGACCACTGAGTAAAACTTCTCCTCCCGGAGTCGTCCCGCGATACACGTTGTAGCCAAAGGCATTCGGTACAACGTTCCAAGTCAAGTCGGCCGTTTCTCCCCCGCTGACCGTCGCAGAAACTTCATTGGAGATGACTGTTTCACCCCCGGCCCCGTCAATCGCCGTGACCACCCAGTAGTAGGTTTCTGACACCAGCGAACCGCCACTGACGACTGACACCGCGAGATTTCGGGGCGCCCCAAGATGCTGGTCCAGAGCTTGCATGATCCGGAGGTAGTAGCCAGCAACTCCAGTAGGGGCAAAGAAGAACTCAGCCATGGCGCGACCGCGGCCGGAAGTAGGTACGCCGTTGTAGGCGTCGATTATGTCGGTACCATCGCAAGTGCGGAGCGATCCTCTTTTTGACGCGAGCAGATTGGAACCGCGAGGAATGGAACCCTTCGGCTGAATGAGCCGACCAGTACTTGCGTCGATCATTTTCACAAATGCCCCGAAACTTGACGGCTTAACACCCATAAATCGTTGATTCTAAGGGACTATGACACCCTGGTCCAATACGACATCGAAAGCAAGTGTACCCCTTCCGCCACCAACCTGCACGAACCGAGGCACTGGCTTATTAGCCAACATCCATTCATTCGCTTCTTTGAAAAACGCATCCTCCAAAGTCTTGGCTGATTCCAAGTCCAACTCTGCTTTCTTCGCCTGCGCGAGCATGTAATTTGGCAGGATCGCAACCCAACCCTGCGGAGCGGCAAGATTCATCAACGACTGCCCTGGCTGGTAGGGAAT